GGAAAATGTCGCAGGTTGGAGTATTGGGCGAGGTGGCTAAAATGCCTATGGAATAGGCATATAAACGAAAAAACCGCTAAAATAGCGGCTTTCGGTGTTGTGCTTAAAGTGATCCCGCTGGGATTACAAGGACAATTATTAGCGGATTATTTGGGCAAACAGGTAAAACAAAAGTACCAAAATAACGAAGATTGCGACCGTTGAAAACCGGGCTTTCCCTGAAACTTTTTTAAGTTTTTCGCTTTGCAAAGATATAACATTATTCGTCTGCCATAACTCCTTTTTCAGCGTTCTGGTTTCTTTTTCTAGCGAGTTGCATTTTTGATTGGCATATTGCGTTTGTGCCTTTACATCTCTTAGTTCGCTTCGGAGCATATATACCTCCAATTCGTAATTGTGAATCTGTATTTGCAAGTCGGCGGTATTCATAATTATTCTGGATTTTTAATATAATTCATAGCTGCCTCTATTGCCTCGGTGCGGGTATTGAATCCCTGAAACCCTTTGTAAAGGCGCTCTTTAGTTCTTTTGTGCATTCCGAACACATAAGCGCTATAACTGTTTGACCGGCGAATGAAGCAGGACATGATATTGCAACCTTCAATCTTTGGTAATGTTTGAGCTTGTAAATCTTGCTCAACCAGCCGGACGATATTATCTGTCAGGCTTTCATATTCTATATCCATTGCGTTCCTTAATGGCGCAGGAATGCGAATGCCGGTAATTATTTTGGCAGGACTATGATTTGGGATATTTGTTCTCCCTTTCGAACCGTTTCTTTTCCATCCTTTCTCTATTCTTGATTCTGATTTCTCGTTGGATTTCTGTTTTGTGTTCATAACGATATAACTCTTTTTCGTACTGTTCGATTTCTTCTTTTTTTACTTTTGACGTGTCCCAACATTGATGGTAATTTTTGGTAATTTCAGGGCAATTCCGAAGCACCCAATAATGCTGAAACTCCCTGAAATTATCTTTGCTGTTTTGAGCAATCTCCATTATTTCCTCTTTGCTGCTGACCTTTCGGGGTGCGTATTCCCAATTATTCCATCGCTCTACCCAATCAATACGCTTGCCGTTGTCGGGGATTTTATCAAAAAAGTATTTCCCGTTTATTTTCCAAACAACGCCAAACGCTCTTTCTTTTTTCCCGGAGGGGTACTCAATATTAAACTGGGAATATCCAGCTTTGCTTTTAATTGGTATTCCCGGCTTTTTGGGCTTTCTAAAATCGTACATTGCTCTATTGATTTAATGCGACATAGTCGCATTTGCAAATGTACGGATTGTTTTAGAACTAAATTTTTATTTGCAGAGTGGCTGCCCTTTTCTCTGCCGCTAATGCTCGTGCATAAACTTGTGTAGTGCTAATTGAAGCATGGCCTAACATTGAACTGATAGTAACAATGTCAACCTTATTGGCTAACATATTCATGGCGAACGAGTGCCGGAACGAATGGAATGTGATATGCTTTTTTATTCCCGCCCCCTCCATCCATGATTTTAACGGTTTCTGCATGTCTTTGTAATCCACATGGGTAAAGATTTTTTCTCCCCGGGGGGGTATGGGCAACAAGTTATAAGCATCATCAGATATGGGTAATATCTCTTCTCGTCCGGTTTTCTTTTGTTCAAAATCAATGACCCAGCCGTCCGGCGTTTGTTTCAGTTCGCTAACTTTCAGTTTCGACACATCAGACCAGCGTAAACCGGTATAGGCTGAAAACAAAGCCATGCGTTTCAACCCCGAATAGCTGCAAAAGGTTACTTTAAGCCGTCTTAATTCATCAATGGTAAGATACTCCCGGTTAACTTCTTTCGGGGCAATCTTGCCCGCCTGACTGGCTAAATCTTCATAAAGGTAATTACCCCTGAAAGCATCAGTTAAAATGCTTTTGAAAGTAGCGAAGTAACAGGCTGCCGAATTGTGGCTAATCGGTTTCTTTGTCCGTGCGCAAATGGCAGTATTTAGTAAATAATCCTGAAACTCGTCCACGTCCAATAGGGTTAAGTCCCGGAATTTTTTCTCCGTACCCCCCCAGCACCGCTTTAATTGCTTTGCGGTTGCCATCCAAACTTGATAATTGCTTTCTTTCTTTTTCCGGGCGTTTGCCTGAATGAAAGACAATACCCCGATTTGCCCGTTTTCCTGCCATTTCAGCCGGTTTAATTCATCAGGGGTGTAAAGTTCCGGCAAGGACATTTCCCGCTCTATTTTGGCCGCTTTTTGTTTGGCGAGGGCTAAGGCTTCTTTGTTCGCCTGTTTTGTGGCTTTGTCGTTGCCCGGATTTAAGTATAAATTCAGGCTTCTAAATCGTTCGGCTGCCGTTCCTTTGTCAATGTAAAGAGATTGCCGCCCCCCGGAAATTTGTCGGGCTCTGATATGAATTGCCATAATTTAATCCTCCTTTTGTCCGTTGTTTAAAATACAATTTTGTTGATGTTCTGTTATTGGCCTTGGAACTGCCGGGAACTGGTTGGACGGTGTTAAAATTTCAATACCGCAACATTGTTGCATATTTTCAACCGGGTAAACGCCGACATTAAACCATTGTCCAACAAAATACCGGCTTATTTCACTGTCTGAACATTCAGCACCAACGCTCGTTTGATAATTGTATATCGGGTTTTTAAATTTAACCGTTACCGTTTTGAAGTTATCTTGCATGATATTAAATGTTTTTGAGTTAAGCGTTTAGCCAAATGTCATATATTTTATTGTAAGATTTCCCGGATAATTCGGCGAGCTTTTCAAATATTCGCTCCCTGATTATGCTGTCAGCAAACCCATTCGTAAAAACAATTTGATAAAAATCTTCCCCTTTTATCATCTTTTCCAATACGGTTTTAAATTGTAGGTTTTTTCGTATATATCCAGCGCCTGCCCCGAAGCCATAAGCCGACTGATACCAGTTTTTTATAGAGCTATTTAAAGTTGTCATGTTTAATGTTTTTGAATTAATAAATAAAGGCAGTTTAGCCACGTGCCGGGGTGGTAATGATTATTTGAATCGCTCCGCAAAGGCTTTAGTTTCTTCCGATTGCTTAGCGTACCACAATTTTAACCGGCATGACCACCGGAATCCGGCAGCTTTCAGATTATTAATTACATCTCTGCCTGGATTGCTCGCAAAGGTTATTTCTATGCCGTTTTTTTCGTCATTATGCGACACGATAGCCCCTGTAATGACTTCCGGTGCTGCATTCTCTTTTTTCTCCGGGAGGGGTGTATTATCCTCCTCCCAATCAGTAGAACAGTATTTGTAAGTCTGTAAAATATACCCGTCAATAATTGGCGCATCATGGCCGCTATATTCGTATATGTCTTCCATGCTGTTAAATCTACCATATTGGAACGTGTCAATAAAAGAGTCTAAAGCATTGATGCGCTCAGGGGAATAATACCGAACATCCATACTGCTGCCACCTGAGTAAACGTCTGTCTTAACCTCAACCTTGCGCACCTCTGGCCATGTCTTTAAAATGTGGCGCTTAATAATACTGGTAGTCTTTCGCCGGTCTGCCTGTCTGAACTGGCTTAGATATTTTTCTTTTTCTTCCCGTTGCTCCCAGTTTATTTGCTCCTGAACTTTTCGCAATGCTTCCGCCTGTTTCATATTCTTATGAGCAGATATAAGTAAATTGTTTATTTCGTCCTGCTCCAAAATTTCGCCCTCTTTAAAATATACGCCTATCCCAAATTTTTTACTCCAGGGGGTTAGGCGGTCGTCAAGCATAGTCTTACTACCGTCCAGCAAAACAGATTTATAAGTAAACCCAAACCGCCCATTTTCGATTTCGTAAATTACTCTTTCCTGCCGGTTATCGTGTTGAATTCTGTCGGTAAAAATTATCTGCCCTACTTTTATTTCATATTCTTTTTTAGCTTCCGGGAGTTCGCCGGCTTCTGCTTTAGCGTCAAAATCTGCAAGGCTTTTAAAATGTATTTCTTTAATCTTTTTTTCGGTGGATTTTCCGACGGTTTCATTTAGATAAAAACTTTCATTTTTATCTTGACCAAGCGGTGAATATGTATAACAACCGTTACCGCTATCTTTTACGATATGGCAATGTGTGCCTATTTTACCGCTATATCGCTTCATGGTGGTAATTACCCAACTTTTCCCGTTTACATTTAAATGTGTTTCGCCTGTCCACCCACCACGAATGTTTTTGTAAATTCGGGTATTTTCCCTATTTGTAAAAGTGCTTCGGGGCTCTTTTTTTTTCTGCGGGGGGTACGGGGGTATTAATAGGCAACCCCTTATTATATTCTGATATGACAAATTCCCGGTAAGAATAAATTTTGCTTTGGTTTATATATCCAGTAGTTAGCCTTTCATGATTTTTAAATTCAAATTCCTGAACCTCCTTACTAAAAAACACATCATATATTATTTTGTTTGCTTTTTTAGTTAGGGTTGATGAAAGATTTCCGATTGCATTTAATCGCATTCCAGTACCGGTCGGCGCTTCTAATGATAAGCCGCAAGCGGTTGTAACCGTATAGAATGGTAATTCATTTTTTAATTGTACTTTTGTCATGATTATTTGTTTTAGTTGTTAGAAATTTTTAATCGTTGGGCTGCCGGTTGCCTCCGGCAGCCCTTTTTTGTGGCGGGGGTTTAATTTTTAAATTACTGCGATAAGCTATAAAATCGCCTTTTTTTATTGTAAATGTTTTCTCCTATTTTAACATCCCTTGCGGGCGTTGAAAATAGATTTACTTTTGTTTGTGTCGCTTTGTCGAAAGAAATACCTTCTTTTTCGACATCCCATAGGTTGGAATTATATTCATCTCTGGCTTCCATTTCTGCGCTCGAGCGTTTCACAAAAACCATATCTAAATTTTCCCTAATAATGTTGTCTGAAAATTTCATAATTAAATTTTTTTTTGTTAGTTAAAAATTCCGCTGGGGCTTGCGCCCCTTTGGTGCGATTAAAGGTTAAGATTAGTATTTAAGTATCTCAATCTCAAATTTGTTTTTATGAATGTAGGAAACCCATGCTTCCGCATCCGGTTTATTAAACCTTTCGCAATATCCCTGCTCTGTTGTGCATCTTCTTATATCGCTACCCGATGTGTTAAACCCTGCCGCCTCAAGATATTTTTCTGTGTTTTTAATAGCGAAATTCACATTTTCTGCTTCGATTGTCTTTTTCATTTCAATCCGGCTAACGGTGGCCGGTACGCTTTTTATCCGGGGGTGTCCCGGAATGGTTTAAAATATTTTATTTCTTGTTCGTTTTTATGTACACTTCTAGTGCTTTGCGAATTACATCCGACTGGTTGAATGAATGAGCCTTTAAGTACTCGTAATGTTCAGGCGTAACGCTAACTGTTATCTTTTTTAGCCCGTTAAACTTACGACCATCCCGGAGTAATAGCCCCATTTTAGCAGCCTTCCAACGAATAGCATCTGCGCTCCGGCCGATATTCTTCTTTAAGTCTTCAATATCGTTATTTCGATAATTGCGATCAAGATATTCTACCTGTTCGGACGTCCAATGCTTATTGCCTGCCATTTTTTTTTCTGTTTAAATGCGTAACTTGCGCACTATCGAGTGTCTGTTGTCAATTCTTTAATAGAATTGACAACAAGGATTATTCCGTAGTGCTCATTAACTTTAGGTTGCCCTCGTCCTTAACGGGGGCTTTTTTGTCCCCCGGTGGTATTAAATTGTCCTTGCAAATGTATTCCAGCCTAAGCCGCTTTTTTGCTTCAAGTTATAGACTTCAACCGGTGCAGGGTGCGGGCATCCGGCTTTTTTCCACTCCAATAAAGCATCGCCGCCGGCACTTATTGCTTTTTTCAAGTTAGCTATTTTTTCTGCCTTTTCGGATGCGATCCTTTTTTCCTCTGCCTCTTTTTCTGCCTGTTCTTTCGCTGCTCTTTCTTTTTCCGCCGCCTCCCGTTGTTCTTTAAGTTTAGCCGCTATTTGCGCTCTTTCTGCTGTAATAATTTCGGCTTTTTTCTCCCACCCCCTTACCGTTTGCTTTGTCGGTAATATATTCCCGGATAATATGTTGTGATATTTCTGCAATAATGCTTTGCTTTTAAACTCAATCCCAGAATAATAACGGGTTAAGTTATATGTATATGAAGCGGCAAACCAGCCGTACTTACCCTGCATTTCCTCATCTTTTATTACGGAAAATTCTGGCGCATGCTTTGACCGGGAAAAGGTTTGACCGTATGCTTTAGCGAACAATTCAGCGTTTTTTGATGCGTTTTTTATCGCTTCATTTTCGGACTGCCTTTCTTTTAGTTTTTGCTCGTACTTTCCCCAATTTTCGGCAATATCCACAATTTGAGCCGAATTTAAAAAGTAGGTTTTTTTCATGCCACCGCCGTACTGGTTAGGCAATTTACCGGCGTGATGCCATTCGGGGAATGGTACTGCAATGTCAAAGATACTATTAACGTAATCCGTATCTTTGCCGGTTGCTTTTTTAAACATTTGTGCAGCTTGGCCAAATGTCAACTTACCGGCATCTGTCTTCGCATCTTCGTGCCGGTTTGAAGCGAATTTGCCATCTGTTAGGCCGCCGCCTACACTGTAATTATCTTCATTATGTTGAAGTGTGCTGTACTTGTTGATGATTGATTGTAAATTTTTCATTTTAATTCCGGGAGCGTTGCCCGGCTCGTTTAGTGGGTTAGTTTTATTTAGTATAGTTTTAGGCTTTTAAATTCGTTTGAAAAAGTGCCATCATCATTAAAAACTTTATAATCGCAATAATCATGTTCTAAAAAAAAGGGATAAGGGTCTTTTGAATTGTAAGTAGTTTTAAAAATAACCGGCACATTATTAAAGGTAGTCATATAATTTGCAATGTAAAGGCTGCCATCGTCCATCAGATGAATGTCAAATGGTTCGCCAGGTTCTTCAATTTCTACATTTATGCCATCCGGCAATGTTCCGTTTAGAATGTTTAATGCCAAAAAGCCCATACATTTTAATAATTTGGCTTCATTAAAAAAATCCCTCGGTATTACTCTATTATAATTACTCATAGTTCTTTGTTTTTTTGTTTGAAAATTACAAGGCATTTATTCCCTCGCTTTGTTGACACAAAGATACAACAAAATACCGAAACCGTAAAACATTTTGACTATTATTTTAAAAAGTTTTTATTGGCAATCAATACATTATAAACATTCTTTACTAATAATAGTAAGACAATAATAAACAGTAACTTACAACCAAAATAACCAAAGAAAACAACTGAAAAACCAAATAAAAAAAAAGACCAAAGCAGGTCTAAATTGTTATACGAAAAAATAACCAAACTACCAAATTTATTTTAAAACATTCCTCGCGCACATCCGGTTCTAATCAGCAACATAACCGGTAACAATCAATACAAAATATCCACCACAAAACCAAACATCTCAACACATTTATTTTACCGCAAACAACCACCCGAACGCCGAACCGCAAACGCAACCAAGTCGCATTTACAATAAAAATCGTATCTTTGTCATATTAAAACAAAATGTATTACAATATGAACAACGATAAAAAAAAACAACTACAAAAACAGCAGCATCAACCGCCCGACATTTCGCCCGAAGAACTCAAAAAAAAAATCAGCGAAGCAATGCAACGGATCGCAACTAACAAAATCGGAAAACCAAGAGCGATCAAATCGGCGCAACAAATGTTGGATGCATTTAATGAGTGGAGCGAATGGATAACACCGCGAACCGAAGACATTCAATGTAACATACCCACGAGAGAAGGAACGCCACTAATCGTTAATAAGCCAGAGCCTATAACAATAGAATCATTTTGTCTTTTCGCCGGGATAACCTTTGTAACATTCGACGAATACCTTTTAGGTAAAGATGGTTTCCAAGACTATTCTTTAGTCGCGCGCCTTGTCAAGGACTTCGTAACCTATCACACGTTAAAACGACAGCATAACGGCATCTTGACCGATAACGCTGCCAAGTTCTATTTAGTTAATAATAGCCGCTATCAGGACGTAAAGCAAATAGAGCATACTTTACAACTAAAAGAGCCTCCCAAGTGGCTGCAATCTGGCAAGGCAATAGAACAGGACACAGAAGATATTACACACGAAGATATTTAAACATCTTTTGTTGCACATTTGTTACTCATTTTAATAAGGCTAAGTGACTGAATGTCTTTGACTTAATAGTCATTAATTCAAAATGACAGCAAGAATTTCAACTTTATCCGGGCTGCACTATTGGGCAATCCGGCTCAATAGTCCCCACAATTATTTTTTCAACTTGCCAAACTGCGGATTAAACATATATATATGATTAAGAAAAGGGGTAATGATTTTCACGGTATTGACTGTTCCTAAATAAGAATAAGTACGAAAACCGTTTAAAAGGGGCTGTATGCGTTGCTGGGTGGGCAATAGAGGCATGTTGCCCGAACTGCTATTTTTAGCAGTACCTATAACGGGGGCTACTGCTATTTTTGTGTCAAAAGTTTTGTTAAATAGTAATATTATTAAATATGGCGAATAGGAAGATAAGGCGTGCTATTCCGATTGATTTAGGTCAGTATGTGAATTTGGAAACTGGGGAAACGTTGGCATCGGAGGGTGTTATTGTGATGCGTAATGAGGAAACGGGATTGGTAACGATTTCATCAAGTGAGTATGCGAATATTGATTCTGTTGCATTTGACTATATCTGTGGGATATTGAATGATGCGGACGTGGCTAAGGTTTGTAAGATGGCACAGATGACGAAGACGGCTTTGAATTTGTTGTATTCGAGGAACAATCAGCCTCATTCGGCGAGGACGTTACAGGTGGCTTTGTCGATAAGGAGCGAGAGGATGTTTTTTGCATTGATTGAGCGGTTAAAAAGGGCTGGTGTTATCTATGTGCTTGACGGGTTGATTTTAGGGGAAGTAAGGAAGGTTTATATGCTAAATCCGTTTTTGGCAAGGAAGCGGAAAACGATTGTTGATTGGGTTGCGGACAAGTTTGGAGAGTTAGGCCAGGAAAAATAAATGCGACTGTGTTGCATTTGGAAAAAATGACTTACCTTTGATGCGAAATAAAGTTCATCGGTTATGTCGGTTATGTTCAGCATGGAGGTTGTTGATTTAAAGTTTCGGTGCTTGCAATTGGCATTCGAGGTTGAGAAGGAGAATTACGCTGATGCGTTGTTATTGGCTGATAGAATATTTGAATTTGTGTCCCGTGGAATGAAATAAATTACGACAATGAAAATTTTAGCGATAGACCAAGCCTCAACGTCCGGGTGGTGTGTTAGTGAGAACTTGCACGGTATTCAAAAGATTGGCAATCGGTTTAAACAGCCGATAAAGACCATTGGCGGCGGAAAATTTTGTCATATCTACATGATAAGAAATATTGCTAATGAAAAATGTTATGTTGGAAGTGCAACAAACATATTAGACAGATGGAGTAACCACTTACAAGGCTTAAGGGCGAATAAGCATCATTCCATAAAATTACAAAGGGCATGGAATAAATACGGAGAAGATTCGTTTGATTTTGAAATAATAGAATCTATTAAATTTGAGTATAAGTCATCAAAAATTGCCGCAGAGCAGCATTATATTGACTTTTTAGATTCCTATCACAATGGATATAATTCAGCTCCGATAGCGGGGGATTGTACTGGTGTAAAATGGAGTGCGGCAGCAAGGAAGCATCTTAGTGAAGTTAAAAAGGGAAAGAATTTTCGATTCGGATATAGTCCATCTGCTGAGACAAGAGAAAAACTAAGACAGGCGAATTTAGGTAAAAGGATTCCAGAATATGTAAAAGATAAGCTCAGGGGTAGGACATTTTCAATGTCTGAGCAGGCGAAGAAATCAATTTCAAAGGCAAGCGGAGAAAAGAATTTTTACAATATTCTTTTTAAAGATGGAACAATAAAGACCATGAATTATTTTAGAGACTATTGCAGACTTAATAATATAAATTTTAAAATATTACACCAATGGTCTAAAGCGCATAATCAAGATAAAGATGTCCATCCTGTTTTTGGAATAAAAATATTGTCATTAACGGTAATAAAAAAACATTGAATTGGAAACCCAAAAACAGGTCATATTAGGTACACCACCGTCAAAGAGTAATTGTTACAAAATTATTTCTTTCAATGGTCATGCCTCATTGGCAAAGGGCAAGGCGCTGAAAGAATATGAAAAGAGTTTTTATCTGCAATGCAATGAGTATCGGAACAGAAATATTGATGGATTGTTTGAGTTGTATGTGGATGCTTATTATCCGTCAAACAGGAGTGATTTAGATAATTCGCTTAAATGCCTTTTGGATATGCTGCAATCTGTGAAAGCGATTAAGAATGATAACAAATGTGTGAAGATTGTGGCGCAAAAGTTTATCGACAAGGCTAATCCGAGGATTGAGTTTGTGCTTAAAGAGGCGATTGCAAATGGGTAAAAATGTGTTTTCAGAAAAGAGGGGACTAAATTTTTTCAGCAAAAACCGCTAAACGGCAAAATTGTAATTATTTATTTTTATATCATGGAACAATGTATTGAACAACTAAGCGAAGAATCGTGTAAGATTAATCGTATTATTTCATCTTTAAGAATATTTGAGAGACATAGAAATAATATTAAAGATTCTGTATTTGTACAGCCACAAGAAAGAACCCTGGAAAACACAGGGCAGTTTGAGGTAAGTGCCTCTAATTATATAAATGAAGCCTCCATAGATGAATTAGAGGATTTGCGTAGATTCTTTTTGGATTTTTATGACAGGAAGATTCAGGAATGTGAATCCGAATTGTCTAAATATCAAATTGTTAAAAAATAATCTTATACGATGTCAGATTTAAAATTAACAGGCCGGATTACCTATATCGGGGAACAAGTCTTTATCAGCGAAAAGTTCAGCAAGCGTGAATTTGCTATTGAGGTTGAAACGGTATCCAATTCGGGGCAAACATTCAGCAATGCTGCCGCTTTTCAATTTGTGAATAATCAATGCACGGCGCTCAATAATTTTCAGATTGGGCAGGAGGTTGAGGTTTCATTCAATGTACGGACGAACAGAAACGATAAGGACGGCGTTGTTCGGTTCTTTACCAATTTACAGGCATGGCGTATTGGACTGGTTGGTCAGCAGCAGACACAACAGCCCCAGCGACAACAGGCCGCACCGCCAAAACCAGCAGTCCAAACCCCGGCGCAAGCAACCGCCGCTTATGTGGTTGATTCTGATGATGATTCGCTCCCTTTTTAAAAATTATTAAATGGATAAGATTTGCTTTAAGTGTGGGGTATCTAAACCGCTTGACGACTTTTATAAACATAAGCGGATGATGGACGGGCATTTGAATAAATGTAAAGAATGCACGAAGTCAGATAGCAATGCAAGGGTTGAGTATTTGAGAGAAAATGACCCTGAATTTGTAAAGAACGAAAAAATAAGAGGTAGAGAAAAGTATCATAGGTTATATAAAGGGATTCCAACCCCAAAAAATGTAAAGAAAAAGTCTATTGGTAATTATATTGAAAGATACCCGGAAAAGAGGAATGCGAAATTACATTCTCAACATATTCCTTGCCCCGAAAATTGCGAACGCCATCACTGGAGTTACAATGAAGAACACTATAAAGACGTTATTATTTTACCGATAACGCTTCATAATAAAATACATAGGTATATGTCTTATGACAGTCGATCAAAAATGTACAAAACAAGTGAAGGCACATTATTGGATACGAGGCAGAAACACGAATTATTCATTAGCAAGATAGCCGAATTATTTTAAACATAAATAGCCATGAAAAAGTTGCTTTTCTTATCGCCATTTATCGTTACGATAGTCCTTGTTGCCCTTAAATTGTTCGGGGTAATACAAATGTCATGGGGTTGGGTTATAAGCCCGTTTTGGATAACTGTGGTGCTTTTTCTGCTAATTGTGGCTATTGGCACATTGGTAATAAAATCAGAGGAATGGCTTTATCCTTATAGAGTGATTCGGGAGGCAAAGAAAAGAGCAATTAAAAACGGGAGTTACAACCCCGAAAAATATAAAACAAAGTATGTAAAACCTGAAATTGAGAGTTTATGAATAGTTTATCTGAATTGCCGAGCTATGATAATTTGCCTGTAATGTTCCTTGAAATGAAAGGTAAAATTGATTACTTAGAGGCTACATTAAAAAGTGTATTATCAAAATTGTCACAACCACAACCCGAAGATAAGCCGGCTTATATGACCATCAAACAGGCGGCAAAGTATCTAAACAGAGCGGTACAAACTGTATATAATATGGCTTCAAAAAGCATAGTGCCTCACTATAAAGTAAATGGACGCCTGATGTTTAAACAGGCCGATTTGGATGCCTACATTCAGGATGGCAAAGTGGATATTGTCAATAAAGATTCTGATTAAAAATAGAAGTGGGATAGCATGGCAGTAGTATTTACGATAATAACGGGCAATTATGACAATTTAAAGCCTATTCAGGTTAAAAATCCTGATTGGCGGTACATTGCTATTGTCGATAACTTAGATATTGACCCTAATGGTTGGGAATTACTACATATTTCTGCATTAAACCCACCGGAGGGGCTGAATAACTTGTATTTGCAACGTTGGGCAAAGATAATCGGTGCTATTGAGTATTTTAAGTGTCATACTATCTATGTCGATGGAAAATTGAGCATTGAAATGGATGTTACTTTCCTTGCAAGCAAGGACGAGTTTTCAATAATGAAACATCCAATCCGGTCATGTGTATATGATGAAGCCCACGCCTGCAACCGGCTTAAAAAGGCTGAAAGCGGGATGATTGAGCAGCAAATGTCGGCTTACCGGAAGCTGGGTATTCCTAAGTATTTCGGGATGTTTGACACAAGCCTAATGATTCGTAAATACACACCAGAAGTAGTCGAATTTGGCCGTAAATGGTGGTCAGAATTGCTGGAATTTACGCACCGAGACCAATTGAGCGTTACAAAAGTTCAATGGGAAATGGATATGGGGATATTCCCGATTCCGAGCAAATTGGTTTATCAATTCGTAACCATTCATAAACACAAAGTAATTGATGGAAAACCTGTTTTTCATACACACATTCCGGCTTGATGTCAATATAGGGAAAGGGTATAACGAGCATATTAAACACTTGCCCGATGATTCCGTTATTGTGATTACCGATGCGGACACAAATTTCCTGTTGCCGGATTTTGGCAAACAGATACATGACATTGCCGAAACAAAGCTGGATGAATTTGGGCTGATTGGGGCGGTTGTTAATCGGGTTGGCGGGTTGCATCAATGCTACAATGGAGAGTTTAGCAACAATCACGATATGCGTCATCATACCGACATTGCCCGGAAGCTGCAAGATGAATTTTATGGCGTTGTGGAAGAAACAACAGGCGTTGCCGGATGCTTTATGATGTTTCGTAAAAGCACATGGCAGAAAGTAGGCGGTTTTAAGGAAGGAACGATAAAGGCAGATACATTTTTCAATAAAGCAATACGGATTCAGGGGCATGGTAAAATAGGACTTGCGAAAGGCATTTATTTATACCATTGTTACCGGATTGAAAACACAAGCAATTCAATAGCAAAAGAAGATAATCAGCATTTGTACAAGGTATTTGAATTGGGTATCCGATAATTAATTATTAAATTGCATTCATGGTTAGGGATATAGAATTTAAGGAGCTTAGCGATGGAGGATTCCATGCGAAGCTAATAACCGGAATTGATGCGATGTGGCACATAGAATCAGACAAATCTCTGTCTGGATTTTATGGGTTTGTGCATGTGTCAAAGTTTTATAAAAATAGTGATGCTGGTATTAATAAATTTGCTGTAAACATATATGCTACCAAACAGGAATCAGAATGTGAAGATTGGATTATTAAAAATGTAAAAATGTCAATGGAAACAATATCAAAAGAGATAGAAAGACTATTTATTCCAATTAAAGAAGAATAACAAGTCCAAAATTTTAGGGATTATCCATTAAATCTCATAGCTAATTGATATGGAAACAAAATAACGAGTAACTAACATATAATTTTAAGAGCGTTGAATGCGCCAATTCTACTTCGGTAGGGTTGGCGCTTTTTGCATTTGGAGTATGGCAGTAGATTTAACAGAGAAGTACACGAAAAAGGTTTGGAAACGGAATGGAGAAGTTCTGAACCCCAACTTTGCGATGCTGTTAAACGAGATTGAGAACTATGATATTTTCGTTTTACAAGGAGGAACAAGGTGTTTTGCGCCTAATCAACTTGTAGTTACAAAATACGGTAGTAAGCCAATTTCAGAAATACAGCAGGGAGATTTAGTCCGAACACTCAACGAGCAGACTAAAGAACTTGAATGGAAGCCAGTAAAAGAGGTTTTGTCATTCAATAATCACAAGCCGACAGTAAAAATAAAACTAAAGAACGGAAAGGAAATAGTATGCAGCGCCGACCACAAGTTTTATGTGGATGGTGTTTGGATGCCAATATCACATTATATTTATAGTGATTGTCAAATCAAAAACCCGTTAGGTCTGGAAATTTCAGATATTGATTTTGCCGCATATACACCAAAATCATTCCACCCCGTTGTCTATGACCTTTCAATAGCGAGCAATCATAATTATTTTCTCGATTGCGGCAAGCCGATTTTAGTCCATAATTCCGGTAAAACTTACGCCACACTTCAATTTATTTGGATGAATATGGTGCAGGCTTCGGGCGTTAAATACTCTATTGTTCGTCAATCAATGCCAACGCTGAAAGGAACTGTTATTCCTGACTTCATTGAAATTGGACAAGAGGGCGGACTTTACAAAGTTTCCAGCCATAATCAAACGGAGCAGAAATATAAACACGAGGGGAATGACCTTTGGTTTTTCTCTGGCGATGATGAGGAGAAACTAAGAGGTCGAAAGCAACATCTATTATATTTGAATGAAGCCCCGGAATTGGAATGGGAAGCGGTTAAGCAGCTTTTATTCCGTACATCAGGAAAGGTTATCATTGACTACAACCCCTCATATCCTGATAGTTGGGTTTACGACAATATCCTAACCCGTGATAACGTGGCATTTCTACGAACTACCTACAAGAATAACCCGCACCTTTCTGAACGCCAATTAGACGAATTGGAATGGATGCGCATTAATGACCCTCAGGGATATTTGGTTTATGGTTTAGGAGAGCGAGGAGAAATACAGGGACAGGTTTACAACCACTTTAAACGAATCCACGACAAACAATTCCCGAAACATGCCGAGATTTTTTCTTTGGATTTTGGCTTTAGCGACCATCCAACGGCAATAATCAGAGGTGCAATTGAAGGACGGACAATATATGTCAAAGAACTTGTTTACGAATCAGGACTAAGTAACGAAGAAATTATAATCCACTTGTTCTTTAACGGTTATGACGAGGAAAAAGGGCATATCCTTATTGCAGATAGCGCCAATCCGAAAGATATATCAGACTTGCGTTATGGGCATCCATTGGAACAAGAGTATATCAATGAAAAGGTGGCAGCCATGGGTTATCGCTATAAGTCATCAGCCCAAATGGAGAAGTTGAAGAAAATGCTTGATAATGGCATTGTGGTTGTCGGTGCGATTAAAGGTCAAGGGTCTGTCCGGTCTGGCATCAAAGCGGTTAGGTCAATGGAGGTTTTAATGACAGAAGGAAGCACGAACGGGTGGAAGGAAACAGTCAAATACAAATATAAGATTGATAAGTGGACGGGAAAATACACTTTAGAGCCAATCAAAGAGCATGACCATATCATGGATTGCATCAGATATATGGCTTTGGGCAATGGCCGGCAGTTTAATGTTCGGTAATTCACAAAAAATAAATGCGACAGAGTTGCATTTGGAAATAAAACACTATCTTTGTGCAAAGAAATGGAGTTTAAACATAAATATTGGTGCAACAATTGCGGGCATTTCTTATTTCAGAGTGCCAAACCAATAATGGAGGCCAATATTGAAATAGTCTGCCCAAAAAGCACCTGCAAGACAAAGCAGATAGTATGTGAGCCGTCCGTTTCTTTTGATGAGCAATTGAAAAACCTGAATGTAAAGCAAGACTTTGAAGATAAGAAGTTTAAAGAAAAAGAATTTGTCAAACGCCGTTTTATAGCTGAAAAGCGAATGATGGCAAAGTATAGATAAGAACATTGTAAACATATAATTTATAGAGCGTTGGATGCGCCAATTCCCGAAAGGGGATTGGCGCTTTTTCGTTTTTCGGAAATGGACATAAAGGAACGGTTACAGCTTTCAGCAATTCACATGAAGCAAGCCAATGTTGGCTTAGCTGTAAAGAGCCTTTTCGGAAGTTCTTTGACTTTGGAACATGATAAATATCGTGGCGGCGAAGATTGGTTTTATCCTTTCGGCGGCAATGCCGGTACTTACCACTTTTGCGAAGATAGCTTGGCCTCATACGCCCGTGCCTATTTCGCTTGTCCGCCACTTTCGGCTTTGATTAACCGGAAGGCGCAGGCATTTACTAATGGCGAAACATATATCATCAATACGGAAGGCGTAAACAAAGACCGGGAATCACAAAGCGAAGTGGCAAAGAAAATACGGGCGTTGATGAACAACCCCAACCCTTTGCAGACGAGAGAGGAATTTGAAAACCAAATTTATATCTACTCGCAGCTATTCGGGTTTGCCGTCGTGTTGTTTATTAAGCCGGTTGGTTTTCCGAATTATGATGCTGAAAAGATGTGGGTTATCCCACCTCATTTGCTGGATATTAAGGAAAAGGATGGCATTTTCTATAAAGGGCGGAATACGGAGTTTGAAAGAATTACCCTGACTTATGGCAATGAAAGAGTATCACTGCCATTAGATAGCGTTGCGATTATCCGGGACATAATGCCTTCGTTCAGCACGGTACTCTTGCCGGATAGCCGGGTTAAGACCCTAAAGATGCCGATAAATAACATTATCGGGGCTTATGAGAGTCGCAATATGCTGATTAATTCCCGTGGCGCTTTAGGTATGTTGACCAACCAAACACAGGACAGTTTTAGTGCCATCCCTTTGACTTCCGACCAAAAGAGCGAATTGCACCGGGATTTTAAGAAACTGTACGGATTGCGGCAGGGACAGAGCCATGTTATTATCACTTCGGCAAACCTGAAATGGCAACCAATGGTATTGCCCACAAAGGATTTGATGCTGTTTGAGGAAATAGAAGATGACGGAAACCGGCTTTGTGATACCTATATGTTTCCGCCTGAACTATTCGCCAAAATGAATGGCGGTACAACCTTTTCCAACATGGCCACGGCCAGCCGAAATCTTTATCAGGATGCCATTATGCCGGAAGCTAAGAATATTTACGCCCAATGGAATAAGATATTCGACACGGCAAAATACAACCTCGAAATGGGTCGGGAGTATTGGAGGTTACCGGCGTTACAAGGCGCTAACAAAGAAGAAGCGGAAGCTATGCTTCGGGTAAATCAGGCAATGCAGATAGCCTTCTTGAAAGACGTAGTTACGCAAAATGAATGGCGTGTGAAGTTAGGTTTTGATGCTAAGAAGGGCGGCGATGTATGGTACTCCGAAATAAAAGAAACGCTGACCGTGAATTATAGCAACGGCCAGGCACAAGCACAATTAGACAGCATGTATGTAAACGATGGTACTAATCAGGGCAATAATGAAACAGCGTTGCCCGCAAACACATAGGAAATGAATACGACAAAACGCAAACCGTATGCTCCGGTACAATTTAAAGCTATTTCTATTGAAAATTCATCTTACGATGAGAACAGTAGAACGGTGTCCGGCTACCTTGCTGTTTTTGGAAATATTGACAGCGACCGGGATATTTTGGTTAAAGGATGTTTTGCCCGTTCCCTGAAAAATAGAGGCGTTGATAGCGAAACTAACCGGAAAATAGCTTTCTGCTGGCAGCATGACATAAAGAATCCTATTGGCCGGTTTACGGTATTGAAAGAAGATGATTACGGGCTTTACTTCGAGGCAATCCTCGACGACCCCGAATCTGTACCGGATGCAAAACGGGCTTTGGCTCAATTGAAGTCTGGCACCTTAAATCAGTTCTCTATCGGATTTGCCTATGTGTGGGATAAGATAGAGTACAACGAGGAATTGGATGCCTTTATCGTTAAAGAGGTTAACCTTTTTGAAGGTAGTGTGGTAACGATGGGGGCAAATGAACTTACCTATTTCGCCGGATTGAAAGGAGAAGCATTTGAGCAAGAATGGGAAAAGGTACAGAAAGAAACAGAACAACTTATTAAAGATTTGCCGCATGATGTTCAATATAAGGCACGGCAGATTATCAGTAAAAATATTGCACTTGCGCAAGTGTCTGATAAAAAGGACGAACTAAAGCGCAACTCGCAGAACACAGAAGCACTCGCAGAAAACCACCCGGACAAAAGTTCACTGGTTGAAAAAAGCGACCCGCAGACAAAAACGGCTTTTGACATAGACAAAGCCATTCGGGAAACCACATTTTTCAACCATTAAAACTTTAAAGATGGAACAAAAGCAATTTGACGAGCTGGTTGCCAAGTTAGGTAAAGAGGCCGCCGAACAAGTAAAGAAAGAATCACAGGCGATTGAAGAAAAATTAATCGGACTTGTTGAGGAAAAACGCAAAGGGTTAATTACCGGCGATGAATTTGAAAAATTCAAAGGCGAATGCCTGAGCGAAGTAAACCAAAAGCTGCAAAAGCTGGAGGATATTGCCAAAGAGCAAGGCAATAAGATTGCCGAATCCCTGACATTGAAAAATGGTCATCAGGTAAAGTCAATCGAAACTCTGTTACAGGAGAAAAAGGATGAACTGGCAAAAATAAAAGCACAAGGTTTCGGTAGTATCGAAATTAGCTTGAAAGCCGCCGGTGTTGTGTCTATTACCAACTCCATTGCCGCAATGGACAATCCTCCAGACAGCCCCTATGCTCCCGGAATCGGCGGTAACATTTTGGAACTGTTCGACACCAAGAAGAATCCCAACTTCATCATGAACTATGTGGATTTGGGTCGCACAAACCAAAGCCGTTTAGCATGGTTAAATGAGATTGCTGGAGAAGGTGCGCCTGATACCGTTGCGGAAGGTGCAGCCAAGCCGCTTGTTGATTATGATTTCAAGGTAGAATTGTCAATCGCCAAGAAAATTGCCGGTATGGTAAAAATTACCGAGGAATTTGAAGACGACCTTCCGGGATTGGCCACTCAGGTGCGCCGGATGTTGATGGAAGATGTAATCCGCAAATTTGACGATGCCATCTATACCAATGTGATTGCAGCCGCTCCCGGATTTACGACCACATACTTTGACGGTAAAGTCCAAGATGCGAACTATTGGGATGCTATCCGTGCCGGTGTTGCGCAGGTTGCTTCTAATAATTACACCGCCAACTTCATTGCCCTGAATCCGCTTACGGCGGCCTTGATGGATATGACCAAGAACAACAACGGTTCTTACCTGAAACCTCCGTTTACGGATGAGCTGAACGCTATGATGCGTGAAGCGAATAAGGTAGCAACCGGCAAAGTTTTGGTCGGCGACATTTCTCAATACAAGGTGGACATCTACAAAGATTTCGTGCTGAAATTGGGTTGGAACAATGACGATTTCCAACGCAACCAGTATTCTGTTGTGGGCGAAGTTCGCTACCATGACTATATCTCTGACAACCGTAAGAAAGCGCTTGCATATTACGATTTGGATACAGTTGTGGCAGAAATTGACAAAACAGCTACTACTTAAGTAGCACAAATTTTTAATCATGGAATTAATCGAATTAATCCTGTTGAAAGACAATAAGCATTTGGGTAAGAAAGGGCGTCATTTTGAGGCCGACAAGCCGCAGGCGGACTATCTCATTAATAGTGGGATAGCCGCCCTCCCCGGCAAGGTGTCAGTATCTGAGCCGGCTCAAGAACTGGTAAATGAAGCCCCGGAACATGTTGATGAAGTTGTAGAAACAGTTGCCGGGCAAACTCCGGCAGCTAAGAAAGTAACCGCAAAGACAAAGTCCAAAGCGAAAAACGGAAAATAAATGAGCCTGATAGACCAAACATATTTCTTCAATGAATTTTCCATTGCTCAAAAGAGCCATGCGCCTGTTGCTGAAAAGTTACAGTATTACATTGACACTTACGAGCCGGAATACATTGAAAAAGCATTAGGAGAGGACTTTGCCGCTTTATTCAATGCAACGCCGTTAGACCCACGGTTTGACGATTTGCAGGATATATTGACCAAAAAGCCCTCGCCGATTGCCGGGTATGTTTTCTTTAATTATCAGCGTGACTTAGGGATTATGGCCACCGGTGCCGGGGATGCACGGAGTAAGAATGAAAATTCTGACCGTGCGCCCGAAGTTTACCGGATGGTCAGGGCATGGAACTTAATGTCCAAATTGACAAGGAAGGTCAGAAAGTATCTATGCGACAACAAGGTCATTTTCCCTGAATTTAAGATTGATGAAACAGATTGTTTTTTGACAGACCGGATAAATGAATTTGGGTTATGAGTAATCAGATTGTAGAGATGTTCGCTGATATAGTTTCACGGGTAGAATCAAAAGTTTTACCGGCGTTGCAGGCTGTTGATGCGAACATTAAAACAATCCATTATGAACACGGCCATTATTCTGAAATTGATACAACGCTAAGGCAGTTTGACGAATCGGAGAGCTTCTATAATAAGAAGTACCCGCTTATTGCCTTATTTGAGGATATTAAAGAATCGGTATCCGATGATACCTCAATAGCCAACTTAACCCTGATTATCTGTTATTCATCCAAGACCGAATACAAGTCGGAAGACCGGTATCAATCGGTTATCAATCCAATCTTAGAGCCAATTTATAAAGAGCTGGTGTCGCAGATTAAATCCTTTCCGTATTTCCGGGGGTATCAATTCCCACATAACAAAATCATACGGCCTTATTGGGGCGTTGAGGGGAAATACGGAAATCGGGCAAATATATTTTCTGATTTCTTAGATGCTATTGAACTCAATGGATTAAAGATTAAGTACGAACAAAATTATTGTAAACCTGAAAATTCAAAAATATGGCAACGATAAACGGGTTGAGTTGCGGCTCAGCCATTCTAAACACAGGTATCCCGGCGTGTACCTTTGACCCGAAAGAGATTATCGGGGCAATCTTAATCCCGAAAGGGAAACGCTTTACGGCCTCTGATGTGGACAATTTCAAATCCACCTTGATTTCGCTGGCAAATACTGATGACAAAAAGACCCGCATTTATCCTATCGGGCGCTTTGAAGCCATTACGGATAATTCCGAAGATGCGGTTTCTCAAACTTTGGGATACGGCAGTGAATATTCTCTCCGTGACGGTCAGTACCGGGTACAATTCCAGGTCGTCAATGGTTCTAAGTGTTTTCACACTCAATTGCGCTCATTTAAAGACCAGGAAAATCGGTTTGATGTACTGTTTATTGACAAACAGCAGGCCATCATGGGTACGATTGTCATTGACAGCACTTCCGGCGAACCAACATTAGGCGGCTATAACCTTTCACAGATTTATGTGCCGAAAATGAAGTTTGCGGACGGTTCTAATATGGCCATGTATGAAATCAAATTCTCTTTGACTGACGAAGCGCAGTTGAATGACCGCTTTGGTTTCGTATTGGAATCTGACGAACCGTTTGACGTGCTGAAAGAGGTATTAGGTATTTTGGATGTCAATCTGCAAAACCTGACACCTTCCGGTGCAACTGCCGGAGAAAAAACCATTGCGGCCATGTCCGGTTGTGGTGGTCAATCACTAGTGGACTTGTTTGCTACCGAACTGGCCAGCCCGTCTTTATGGGTCGTGAAAAACGCAGCTACCGGTGGGGATATTACCGTTACGGCGGTTACTGCTGTTGCGGCCGGCTTTAAGTTGACTTTGGACACTTCCGATACGGATTATCCGACCGGCAGCCAAAAACTGTCAATTGCATTAGCCGCTCCGAGTGTACTGTCTGCTGCTGACGTGGTAAGTCCCGAAGGCAACACCTTTGAATCCCAAACCATCAAAATTGCGGCATAATGAAAGTGCTGAAATATAATGGTGTTGGCTATAATGCCAAGTGGGTAGCCCGTCAGGACATGGACGGGTGGGTGCAATCCCGTATTGATGCGGGGGAGCATAAAAAACTACCTATGGAGGAACGGCGAACAATATTAGCCGGCGTTTGGAAAAAGTGCTGCATTATGTGCGGCATTAATCCAAACCCGAAGCCGGTTGTAAAGGAAGCCGCCGAACCGTTGGCGAAAGGGACAGCCCGGAAGAAAACGACAACAACTAAGAGGGGCGCTAAATAGCCCCTCTTTTTTTTGAACTATCAAACCCTGAATTATGGCGGTATCTATTGCTGAATTATTGAGGCGTTGGCGTTCAGTGGATGTCATGGAGGAAACAAAGGATATTATCGGCGAAACTTCGGACGATATTATCCATTTGAACCAGGAGCAGCTACTGAACGGCGAGGGAAGCGATGGGGCGGATTTGCCGTATTACAAGCGTTACAAAATTGAAGGTCGGGAATACGGCGATATTAAGCAGTCGATGAACCCGAATAATGGCGGACGATACGATATGCGCTATACCGGCGAATCTTTTAGCTCAATGTCTGTAAAGTTAGAAGGGGAGAAAATGACGATAATGTCAAGAGGGGAGGCGCAAGCGTATGAAAACGGGGAGCATGACAGCGCAAATAAAATAAGCGTAAAGGGGCGCATTTTCGGCCTGAATACGGACAATAAGGAACAGTATCGAAACAATGTATTAACGCCCCTCTTGGTGCGTAGGATTGCCGAGATAACGGGGGCAAAAACAAACATGCAATGAGCGAGTGTATAGATTGCGAAAGCAAGAAAAAACAAAGGGCGGAAACCTACCAATTGGCTAAAAGTTATGCAAGAAAAAACGGGCTTACAGAAATCGCTATTATTAAGAATTGCGACACGTGTTTTGACTTTTCGGAAGTTACCGAAGAAACAATCAGAAGTGAAAAACTTGTCGAAATTCTATACTTCGGCACGGCAGATAAGTTTTGAATTGTTTCAAAAGGTGTGCGTTGAGGCCGATTTGAGCCTGTTGGCTATTGAGGGTAATCCGGGATTGGAGGAACTCAACAAAGCATGGGTGGACATTTACATGGAGTATGCCGATACAATAGACCACAATTACGGATTTATGATGGAGGAGCAGGTTGATTTGGAGGTGCTTCGCTCTAAAACAATGATGGTGCAATTGGCGGTACAAGTGCTTGCCAAAAGGTACGATAATGGTGTTATCGGAATCCTGAAACAATTGGGGTACAATTTTGCTTTCGATGCTAATGACAAGGAGGCTTTTCAAAAGGACTTATCAAGAGTGATAACCCGTAGTAAACATTGGGTGCTTAGGTTGCGGGAAAAGGACAATGAAAAAAAGACAAGTAAAGGTCATAAGCCGATAACCTATGATGATTTTGCCGCCGGATTATTCGCATTAAGCAAACACGCCGGCTATGAAATAAAAGCAAGTGAGATAAGCGCATTTGACTTTGCTGTCAGGTATAGAAGCATGGTAAGGTATTTTGAACTACAAAAATCTAAAAACAATAGGTAATGGCCGAGGAATATATATCGAGTATAATTGGGAGTGGAGCGGAAAAAGAGATTGATTCTGCAATATCAAAGCTGGATGAGCTGGCTAAGAAGATTGTGGAAACTAATAACGCCCTGAATAGTGTAACGCAAAATTCCGCTTCTGGGTCAGGTAGCGGTGTGAAGGCAAAAGCTGCCGCCCTTACCGAATTAGAGAAAATCCAAAACAAATTAGAGCAAACACAAAATAGATTGCTTGCTCTTGAAGATGAAGATGCTAAAAAGTTGGCCGCTGAAACACTCAAACTACGAGAAAGGAATAGAGAATTAGCGGAAGAAGCCAAATTGAACTCCAATAATCAACGAGTAATCGACCAATTAGCCCGTTCGAGGGCGAGGGAAGAAGCCGAAATTGCCAAGCAAAACAACGCTTATGAGCAATTAAAACTCGAATATACCGAGGCGGCCAACGCCGCTAAGAAACTGGGCGCTGAATATTTCAATATGCAGCGTTCAGGGACGGGCACCACGGAACAATTAAAGCAAATGGCGGCGGCTTTCAAAGATGCGAGTGCGAATGCTTTGGGTCTGCATAAGGGACTTTTTGACATTGAGCAATCAGTAGGTCAGAGCCAACGGAATGTCGGAAATTACAATGCCCTGATGTTTGAAACCAACCAGTTATTAAGGGAAGCTCCCAACTTCGCTTTATCAGCACGCACCGGGTTTATGGCATTGTCCAATAACCTGCCAATGTTTGCAGAGCAGTTTAGTAATGTGGCGAGAAGCGTTGATGACGCTACAGGTGAAGTAAGAGGGTGGAGGGGTGCTTTAAGGGAAGTTGGTAAATCAATATTTAGCTGGCAAACATTATTGATTGTGGGTATTACTTTATTGATTCAATATGGCGATAGGATTGGTGGAGTAACAGAAGCTATGAAAGAGCAGGAGGAGCGACAAAAAGCATTAAATGATGCCTATGAATCAGGAAGAAATCAAGCAGGAGCGCAAGTGGCGACTCTTAAAGAATTAAATGGCACCATGACAAACACTAATTTGTCTATGTCAAAGCGTCTGGAAGCATACAATAAAGCCGTAGATTTATATCCTTCATATTTGAAGCAAATATCAAAAGAAGATGCGCTGAACGGAGGACTTGCTGATACAATTAATAACAAGCTTATACCTGCTATTATGAATGCAGCGAAAGCCAGGGGTCTGGAAAATAAGTTAACCAAATTGTATGAGCAGGAATTAGACCTCCGAGACAAGCTTTCTGCCTCAACAGTTGCAGAATCGAAGGCAATTGCGAAAAATGATATTTTATGGAGCGAACACGGAAAAACATTGCAAAAGGTTTGGGATGTTACCAAAGGTATTGCAACGGCAGGAACAGTATCGAGCGCTGCTACTGTTTCTGATGCCCAGTTAGAAACAAAAAAGTATCGTGATGCCATTATAGAAACAAAAGTTGCTCAAGAGCAAGTGTCACAACAATTGCAAGAACAATTAAAATTAACTGGAGAGTTGGATACTTCCGGTAATGACAGAGCAGCCAAAAATAAAGAAAAAGCAAAGCATATTACAGACACCACCAATGCTGAATTAAAAGCAATGGACGAACTGGCAGCGGCAAGAGCAGCTTTCAATAAACAACAAATTGAAACGGATGCAGCAACCCAAAAAGCCATATTTGATGACGAAAAGGAGAATATGCAAATACGTCTTGACGCGTACAGTAAATATGTTCAGGATAAAATCGCTTTGTATGAATTAGAAAGCGGGGTTGAACTTAGTCAGATTGAGGGCAAATTAGCTAAGATTGAACAAATTGAAGCGAAAAGTGCGGACAAAAGAACGAAACAGGAACAGCGACTTTTAGAACAAAAACAGGTGCTTCAATTAAAGGAACAAACTTTGATTGATGCCCACAATTTGCACGTTCAAGAGCTTCAACAAGATGCTACCAAGGCAAGATTGAGTATCATCAAGAGCAGCGACCAACGGATTATTAAGGAATTAGGTCAATCAATGGACGGCATTCAGCAATATTATCAAAATATTGCTGAAGCCCAAATCAAGGCTTTGAGTGACGCACTTTTGAAAGGCGAAATCAATGTCAAGGAATATAACGATAAGGTTAAGGAGATACAGAGAAACGCCCAAAAAGAAACACTTGATAATCAAATTACCGCCATACAGAATTACTTAAAAACATCCCAATTAGATGCGGATACAAGGGCTGCTATTGAAAAGGACTTAACCGACAAAAAGAAAAAACTATACGAAACAGATGTAGCGAACTATAAAGATTCTGTTGCGAAGAAAGAATCATTAGAAAAGGCATGGAGAGATACCGCATTCGGTATTGAGCAGGACTTAATAAATATCGTCAGCACCATATCCAATAATAATGCACAAGCCGAAATTGATGCACTTGACCAGCAGAAAACAGCATTAGAAGAAAAGAACAAAACAGAGATTGACGGCATTAATAGCAGCATGATGAGCCAAGAGGAAAAAGATGCTGCAACAGAGGCCGCTAATGCACGTTTAGCCGCACAAGAAAAGGCTTTGGATAATGAAAAGAAGCAAAGACAAAAGCAATTAGCACAGGCGCAAAAGGAGCAGGCAATGATGAATATCATCCTTAATACCGCCGAAGCGGTAATTAAAGCGTACACTGATGGCGACCCTTATACAAGAATACCAAGAGCAATTGCGGCTGCTGCTGCCGGTGCTGCTGAATTGGCGATTGCCGCCGCCGCTCCATTGCCACAATATGCCACAGGTACAGATGACCACCCCGGCGGTCTGGCCGTTGTCGGGGAAAAAGGCCGGGAATTGATTAATTTACCGTCCGGGCAATCCTTTGTAACCCCCAATATAGCTACAGTTATGGATTTACCAAAACATACGGAGGTTATACCTCATAAAGAATTGCTTGACCGGGCGCACCTCATGGCCTTAAACAAGGTCAATATGATAAATCAACCGGTAACGCCTAACGATTATTCACAGGCTTTAATCGGCGCATTTGAACAGAATTTACGCAAACTTGATAAGCTCGAAAACACTATCAAAAATAAGCAGGAAATCCATTTCTTTTGGAAAAACGGGGAACTTATGAAGTCCATAAAAAATGGGAGCGGTAAAACGATTTTGGTAAATCGAATGCGCTAAAACTGATAATTTAATCCGATTGTAAGGGGAGCAATAAAGTAAGAATTTATACCCCCTTTTTGATTCTCTGAATTAATAATTATTCGTGGGGAAATTTCAGGTACTATCGAAAGTTTATCAATCAGATGTATTTGGTAAGATGCCTGAATGCCAAATGAATAGTATGTGCTTTTATAATTCCTTGTCGTGTTCTTTGACCATTCTAATGGAGGGTTATTGATATGTGTATTTATCTTGCTTGATAGTATTAATCCTGCATTTATTCCGAAATGTAGATTATGTACTTTATATTCTGCAAAAAGGCTGGGGGAAACCCCATAATAAGGCTGTTTTTGGTGGGAATATCCATTAAATACAGGCTCTCCATTTTTACCCGTAATGCTAATTTCGCTTTTAAATCCTGCTGAATACATATCTATCCTTATGCCGACATTAAAATTAGACAAACCATATCCAGCCTTGACGCCGAAAATAGGGTTATAATCTGATTTTATTCCAAGCCCCGTCAAATCATTGTCGAGCATTGGCACAGATGCCAAATACCCCCCATTGACAGATACATTAAATTGCCCCCAGCTTAAAGCGGGGACTAAAATTGCAAGTAGTAAGATTAGCTTTTTCATGTTGTTTATTGAAATTATTTTGATGCAGACAATAGCCGTTTAATTTTACCTTTTGCACTCGGGCTTGACATAATACATTTTACTATGGCGTTATATTCTTCGTCGGTCAAAACATCTATTTCTTCATAATCGACGTTCTTAATTTTATAAGTTTCTTCAACTATATCAACATCCAAAGTATCAACCTGATTTCCGTAAATGTAAGTTTGCCGGGGAAATGAAAAGCCATTACAGCATACACATCTTCCTTTCTCAATAATATAACAACTATACATTCGGTCATCAAGATTGCCACACCCATGAGAAGGCTTGGTTAGTCCAGGGGCATTATCTTTGCTTGTAGGCAATGTGGCAACAACAGACTTATTATTTATGTTCCTAAGGACAATAAAATACTTATTCTTGCAAGTATTTCCATTATTAAAATAAAATGGCTTAAAGTATAAAACCTGCTTTTCCTGAAACATTTATTCAGATTTTAAATGTCTTATGAATGCCATACTTTCCGAAAATTCTAAATAATTTTCTTTAGCATCGCTATCCCTTTCAAATAGAAGGGTAAAATCAATAATTTTTTCTGTGCTGTTTATCTGTTCATTTTCCAGTAAATCAAGCACTCCATGCTTGATTGCTGATTTTCTCCATAGTTTTCCTTTCTGATGAGTGGCATTCACAAGATATTTCGCATTCTTATTTTTTGCATAAACTGTTATATCTTTTAATAACTCAATATCATTGTCGGAAAACTCGTCGTCATTAAATGGTTTTATTGCTTTAAAGTCCCCTTTACCATTTGGCTTGACATAATCTTTTAACAGAGTGGGAGCTGATTCTGACAGGTCAATATATATATCTTTAGCCACGGGGCCATACTTCCATAATTGAAAGTCAATCCCAAAAAATGGATAACAGTAATTTTTTATACAAGATTCTTCCAGCAAAAAAAGCAATTTTAATATCTTAGTTTTATTCAAGCCGGGATTAAGCTCTTTTGAAAAATAGATTATCGAATTGCCGATTTTATCAATTTGGTCTTGTGTAAACGACCTTTCTGTTGTATCTAAGGCCATGATATTTCCGTTTCGGTTGGTTGTGATTTCTTTTGCAAAAGTAAACTATTCATCAATCAAATCTAAACTTTCTCCGTTAATTTTTAGATGCGACTTAGTTGCATTAAATCCGTAACTTTGTTGCATGAACACGGACAAAACGTTTGAATTTTACCTAAAGAAAGACGATAATACTTATTTTGCGGTGCAAAATGGAGTAGTGGTGGAAACAACCCAAAAGACACCGCTAAAGTATTCGCCTGATGGATGGCAAGATATATCATTGTCTTGGATTAGGAATACTGAATATTGGGGCGTATTCAGGAAATATGCGTTTGACTTGCGTTTTGTAAAGGATGGCCGGGATATTCTTATTCAGGCATTATCCGATAATGGGTTTTACGGAAAGGTTTATTTAATGGTTGAAAAACTTGATACCTTTTCGAGGGAATACAAACGATACTATCAATGTCAGGTTGACCTCACGCAAAGTAAAATTGAAAAAGATTACTTTGATGTGGTATTATTGGACGATGACATTACGGCATTTATTACTGCAAATAAAAGCGCTTATTTTGAATTTCAGACACCAACAGGACAAACACAAGGTATTTCAATTGATGGCTTTAAGATTGGAGCAAAAATAAATTGGTCGTCTGCCAGTTATAATACGGGCTATTGTTTCGGTGCTATTCCTTTAATTTTCCAAAGTAGAACATCAAATATTGGTAGCAATATTGTTCCTAATACCGTTGCAGGTGGTTTTACGAATAGTAATAATGATGCATTAAATATTTTAAAACAAAATTGTCTTATAAAATCAACCATATCCGCCGATATTCACATAAAAATAAGCAATTTAAGAGTTGAGGAAAGCTGCTATTATCCAAATTGGAATCAGGTAAACTCTGTTTTTTTATGGATAATAAGAAATAATGGAGATGGCGAGATAATACACATATGGAGCATATATACATCTGGTAATACACCTCCACAGGGTAGTGGGCAATATACGGATGCCGCAGAAATAACATTGTGGGAGCATGACATTACTGTAAATCCCGGAGATACAGTTTCTTTAGTTGTTGGGAGAGAGGATGGCACACTCTCAACTTCACAAGGAGCAGGCACATATATTCAAACCGGCGACTTAAATGGAAATACCGCCACTATTGAAATGGATTATACTTTGAGAGTTCCGGCCACATTAGGGATTGGTACACGATATGTTGATTTTGTCAGTGAATTTATCAACACGTTTACCAATGGGGAATACTCTTTAAAAAGTGATTTTCTTTCAAATCCTGACACGTCAAGCGCTTTTCGGGCGGCCAATTATGATAACAGCCCCTATAATACGCTTGCGTTTAGCGCATTTTGTTTATTACAGGATATACCACGATTTAAAACCAATTTTGAGGAGATTCAAAAGGATACTTTCGGACGTTGGATGTTGGGAATAGGCGTTGAAGACAAACAATTTGTCATTGAGCCATTGTCTTATTTTTTAGACCGAAACAATGAAATATTATCACTTGATGCAAATCATGTAAGTTCCGTTTCAGCCGCTATTTATGACGAGAAGATATTTAACCTGATGTATGTGGGGTATAAAAGCTATGATGACGACCAGTTGGGGCTAACGAATGAGTTTAATACCGGACAGCAATATTCAATTCCTGAAATACTAAATAATCTGACAGCTAAAGAAACGACCAATGACATGCGTTCTGATTTAAGAGCTGATGTTTTTGGAATTGAATATTTGAGGATGAATAAATACGCTCTGAACAACATGGAAAATTCCAATCAGGATTCTTTAATTGATACTACTGACGATAGCCGCCTTAAAGGTATATTCCTGATAGAATACGACCCGAATACCGCAAAGCCATATAGACCGAATGGCGCAGTTTCAGGTTTTCATGGAATAGAAGAGGCCTACAACCTTACACTTTCTCCAAAGCGTTCATTATACCGCTTACTGCCGTATATCAAGAGCATGATAAGCAAAGGGAAATTGAAGTTTCAAACCACGGATAAAAACCCTGATGTACAAAGCAATTTCTTTGCCGGCAATATTATTGAGAATGCCGATATTGATTTAGAGGCAACCACGGCGCAGCCGTTATTTCAATGGGTGGTTTTAGAGGTCGAGGCCGCGCCGCCATACAATCTGATAGAGATTTTAGAGGGTAATTTGAATGGCTACATTTCCTTTACCTACAATGACACGGTATTCAAAGGCTTCATCTTAGACGTTGGCTGCAAACCAGCAACAAGGGATAAATATACATTCCGGTTGTTGAGCCACCCGGACAATGATTTGAGCAAGTTGCGGTAAAATGGCTACATTCGTATTTATAATGAAACAGTTTTTACGAAAATTCATCTTCGACAAATGGTCGGATTATCCTGAAATAACCAACTCTCGGATAAAGATTTTACCGCCGGTATTTTTTAGGCTGTTAGGAATTTTGTTTTTTGTGGCCATAATTATATCTTTGCTTTCTCATTTCACGAGCAAATTGTGAATTGCTTTCAACTTAATAGCCGTCATTCGTGGCGGCTATTTTTTGTGTTCCGATATTCAAACGCAACTAAGTCGCATTTAATGATTATCTTTGTGGCATGAATCAGGTCGTTATTTCTCCTTTGAACGGTATTAGGTTTGTTCCGGCAGGCGTATCGCCCAATGCCCGATATAATCGTCAGCAGTTCGACAATGAATGGTATTACGACTTGATTTATAACTTTCAGACAAAGGTTTTTTACGCACAGCCTGTTCAGAATAAAGATTATCTGAGTTTACAGGTAATGGTCAATGACGGGGCTTCGGTGTCCATTAAGTTGCTTAATTGTAACGGTATAACCCAAAAGACGGCAACATTTACAAAAGTGCCTTATCCGTCCGGTATTAGCGTTAACGACATAACCTCATCTTATTATCAGTTTCAGGATTTTCAGTTTTGGAATAGCATCGCATCAGGAATTTATTATCTGTCTATTGAAATTACATTCCCCGACAACAGCACAAAAGTATTTCTTTCAGAGCCGCTATCGGTCGAGGATAAGCACGAAAACACCGTACTTTTTGAATACCAAAACACCTATAATAAAGATAACGTACTTTTTGAACAGACCTATCAAAAGTTCTGTTTGCGGGTAAACGGCATGATGAAATTAACTCCGGTGGCGACAAGGACTGTATTTCAAGACCAAGGCTATTCATCTGTTTTGCTTTCCGGCACGGCTTATCGCAAATGGGACTTTGTTTTTGGCGGCGGCGGACGGTTGCTCCCGGAATACATGATTGACATGCTCAACCATATATTTGCAGTTGACAAAATCAAGATTGACGGCAAACAATTTACGGTATTGGATGATTCGAGTTTAGAGGTAGAGGATGCCGATTTATATCCGTTGGATGCTGTTAAAATCAGTTTGGGAGAGGCTGATAATATGAATGGGTTTATCCACAATTCAGGAGCGGTAATAGTCGGACAAATACCCTCCGTCCCGTTTGTGTTGTGGAGTATAAAGATGGGCAGAAACGGGTTTGTGGATTATTTTATTGAAAACCCATATTACGCTCCCAATTTATCGGGCGTTGACAGCGTTATTTTTATTCTGAATAACGACCTCCAAAATAAAGGATATGCAGGTACTTTTTCTGTTTATACAGACCCGATAACAAGCGTCCACTATCTTGTTTACAATTTGGGGAGTGATGAGGATTTTACAGAGGCCAGTTGGATTACGCTTACCAGCAGATTCCAGACTACAATGTCCACAACACAATCCTTTTATGCCGCAAAACCCAAATATGATATTCAGGGCAATGGGAATCACATTGCCTTAATCGACACTTCGCAAAATGTCAATTATGGATTTGGAATATTAAGAGGGCTTACCACAGTGGAATGTAAAGGGTTCCTTTTGCAGAACGAAACCCGTACGATGGATATATTTTATGATGAGCCAAGTCCGATAACTTATTTACGGATTTATGATGAGGCTTCCGTAAAAATTCCATTTGTGAATATAACTTTACCCAATTTGCAGGAAGTTATTATTAATAATGCACAGCAATTAAGTTCATTCAATATTTATCCTACATTGGCGTCCAGTAAGGATACTTTATTTAGGGTACAGATAAATAATACCAGTTTATCCACTCACCCAATGGTAACGCCTGACCCTGCTCAAGTACCGCCAACGCCAATTTGGAAGAACCTTAAAGAGTTCTATTTGATGGGTAGTGCAATGTCAGATGCGGAAGCAGACCAGTTTGCCATTAATGTGGCTCTTTATGCAAGTGCATATTATGGTGGTTCTGCTCCGCCCGAAAACGGTAGGATACAAATTTACAGTAATCCGACACCGGGATATACGGCAACATCATTGACAGCAAGGAATTTCCTGCAAAGTCTTGGATGGACGATTCATTAATTTTAATAAGACACAGTCGCATTTGTAAATAAAATCATTACCTTTGTGAGGATAAAAGCGAATATTTATTGGGTATAAGTAAAGTTTAGGAGTACATATTGTTTATTTAGAGCGTTGGTGCGCTAATTCTACGTTGGTGGGGTTGGCGCATTTTTTATTTTAATAACTATGAAATGGCTAACGGTTGGTGCTTGCGGTGATATAGATATTGTTGATGATGGAGAAGGTGTGCTCTTACCCGTTCTCGTTGCCGAGAAAAGCACAGATAGCAACCCTATTTTATTGTTGTCGGAGAGTGATGGACAAATAGTATTTATACCCGAAAGAAGCTAAAGGAATGGTATTAGACCCAAATAATCTAACTGGAGAGAAGCTAAGTGATTTTTCGGAGGCAACAGACCTGATCGGAATATTTCTTGCGGCGTTTAAGCCAAATGTAGATAATTATTGTGTCGATGCCAATCTGTTCGCCTTACAAAACAAGACATACACTAAACAACAAGTAACACAGTTACTGCAAGCTCTTTCAAATACGCTTACCGAACAGATAAAGGCGATAAAACAGACGTACAAGTTTGTGTATGAGCCGCAGTCACAAAGTAACACGATTGTGGATGTGAATTTAAAGGGTGGGGAGTTGTTATTAGTGGTTATTGATAATATGGTTGATGAAGATAAAGTAACGCTCAATTCAACGACCGGAACATTAGACTTTACGGATTTTGGCGGCGTTTATCCGGGTAATAAAATAGCAGTATTAATCAATAAATCGGGGCAATGAGAAAAGGAATTTTGACATTGATATTGATAGCCCTGACGAGTGGTTTATATGCGCAACAGGTACAGGTGCAAGGCAACCCACACATGATTGTACAAAACAAGGGCGGTTTTATGGCTGATTCTGCAATCGGGCTGCCTCACACTTCGGGGAACTCTGATTTTTACGGATATGGGGACATACGGATAAACGACAATTCCCATAATCTGGAATATAAAAAAAGCGGGCAATGGGTTGAGGTTGGGCAGGAATCGAATAATTATTATCAGCGTGTAGAGGAGTTTGACGGCGAACCGGTAGGCACGGGGAGTTACTCGCTGTCATTTGAGCCATCTGCCAATACAACGGTGGTTAGTGTAAACGGTGTGGAGCTGCCGAGTGATTGGATACAAATAATAAATAATAAATTAACAATAATAAAGTCATTTTATCGGATAGACAGCACGGATAAAATAAAAGTCAAATATTCTTATCACAACTAAACAAAACAAAAAACAATGAAAAAGTTAATCCTTTTATCAATTCTTTCCTTAGCAGGAATCGGGGCGTTTGCGCAGGTTGCGCCCAAACAATTGAAACCTGATGCCGTAAATCCAAACGGCAAGCTAATTATCGTTCGTAGCGGCGTTGCCCAATGGGATTCGCTGAAATGGGCTGATATTTCCAACCCACCGAACATTCCGCAAGGCACAGTGACCTCAGTAGCATTATCAGCTCCGACAAGTGTGTTTAATGTTGGTGGCAGTCCGGTAACGACTTCCGGTACATTGTCGCTGACATTCAAAAGCCAAACGGCTAATCAGGTGTTTGCCTCTCCAACCGGCTCAAATGGAGTGCCTGATTTTCGTGCATTGGTAGCAGCGGATATACCTAATTTACCGGCAAGTATAATCACATCCGGAACATTTGCAACCGACCGTTTGGGGTCAGGAACTGCCGGAGTCGGCAAGTATTTGGCCGGCGATGGCACATGGAAAACATTACCAACAATCGGCGGTGGTACAGTGACTAATGTAACCGCAACAGCACCGCTTCATGTGGCTACTCCAACTACAACTCCAGCTCTTACGATTGATAAGGCAGACGGAAGCACGGATGGCTATTTGAGTTCAACCGATTGGACTTCGTTTAACGGTAAAGCAAGTTTATCTGACATTTCGGGAACATCACCAATTACATATAATTCAACCACCGGGGCTATCGGAGTTACCAGAGGCAATTTGGTAGCAGGAACTAATGTAACCATGACCGGGACGCTTACCAATAGATTGGTCGGTAGCGGAAACGTGACTATCAATGCAGATGTCAGCCCAACGGATATTTACGGTACGGAGGACACATTAACCCATATGGTTGTATCAGGAGATATTGTATCGGGTGTGGTTTCGATAATCTTGCCACATGCGGTAAAAGCAGGCCGTATTCCTGAAGTATTCATCAATGGGGTTTTGGCAAAATGGGGTGCGGTAACATGGAGTGGAACAACATTGAAAATAACAAACACAAACCTGCCTTATAATGTAAGTGCAGGGGATGAAGTTGATATTAAATACGTCTATTAACCCCCCAATCTCATGAAACGAATAGCAACTATATTCTCGCTACTGGCAGTTATTATTACCTGCATGTTCTTTTTGGTGCAGCCTGAAAAAAGTGCCTTTGCAGCACCGCCGGCGAATACGGACAGCACTTATACGACATTCTCAACAAGAACAGAGAATGGTTATGCAGGCGTGGATAGCTGTCATCACGAATGGTTTACGACCACGGCTGATGAAACTGACACCGTGGCGCATACACAGACACAAATTGTGAGCCGGCAGTGTGTGAAATGCGGCAAACAAATCAGTACAATAAATACATGGACGACTTATGAAACGGATACTATTAGCGGCTATTAGCTTCCTGCCTTTGCTCTCATTCGGGCAAAGCATGAAGATTTCACCTAAACAGATTGAGCCCGGTGTAGGGGGGCAAACTATCATTACCCGTTCGGGTGTGAATGTGTTAGATTCGCTCAAGTGGACGGACGTAAGCGGCGTGCCTACTGATTTGGAAAGAACGAGCAATAAGGTGACAAACCTGAACAGCCCTGATAATGTTACTTATCCTACCACTAAAGCGGTAAATGATGCCGTATCAGCACTAACACCAGTCGTTTTTATAACTAACTCATCGAATAACACAAATGCAGGAAACTTTTGCAAGGTTCTCGACGTTACTATCAATGGCAATTCATGGTCTGAAAAGTTTGACATTAATGTTGTAAGAGGACATGGAAGCAATGACCCAACAGTTTCGCATTTGCAATTTGGAGTTATTCTTGTATCAGGTGCGCTAAATGTAACGGCATACCAGCTGAGGGATGTTTCTAATACCTCATACCAATTTTGGTACACAACTTCAGGAAACACCCTAACCGTATGGGCGCAACCGACGGCAAATTATGTGCAGTTGCGAGGAGTAGTAATAAACAGAATCTCTACCGGTAATAATACCGTCACTTTTTATAATAGTCAACCTTTCGTTGACACTCCGGCTGGTGCTGTTCAGTTCACATACAAAAAGGTTGCAACAGAAGATTGGGTTCAATCGCAAAACTATTTATCATCTATCCCTAACTTACAAGCTGTAACTACTCAGGGAAACACCATTACCAAAGGTGGTACGAATAATAGTGTTCTAACACTAACTGGGAATGGAATTTCCATTGTGCCCACTACAATTTCAACAGGCTGGAATAGATTTTTTAATGTTACCAACACCTCTGGAAGTATCATGGGTAGTTTTGGTTTTTTTGGTCAATCACAACAATTGAGTTTTGGATATTTGGGTTTTGGAAATAATACCTACTTAAATCCGACAATAAAATTTACCAATTCCAGTGTTGGTATCAATTTGCCATCAGGGCAAAATAATATGCCGCTATATAATTTAGATGTTCGAGGAAATGCGGCAATATCGGATTTGTCAGGAACAGGTGTAAGAATGGTTACGGCGGATGCAGATGGAGTGCTATCTACACAGGATATTCCCGCTGCTCAAACTTTATCAATATCAGGTCAGACGCTTAGCATTAGCGACGGTAATAGCGTGACGTTGCCGACTACTCCCGGAACAGATTTAGGCACGACCACGACCTCCGGAACCGTTACATCATCCACGGGAACATCAGCCACTTTAACCTCGCTCCGTTCTTTGCCTTTAGGTAGTACCGATGATGCTTTTTTACCCCGAACAGTTGGTTTGTGGATTTACAGTAAAGGCACAACAAACACAGGATTCCCCGACAACTCTTTTGGCGGCGGTATAACTTATGTAAGAAACAATAACTCAAATAGCGGAAGATGGGATTTGTACAATTATAACGGCAGTACTGATTTGTGGTTTAGCGCCGGCGGAAGCGCGTTTAGAAAAGTAGCAGCAACCACAGATATTAATAATAATGCCTTGATTATGTCCACCGGAACAGGGCTAACCGGGTCGCAAACATTTACCGCAAACAGCAGCACCGATAAGACCTTTACTGTTGGAATTGCCGGCGGGTATAAATTGCCCACAACGGCGGAATGGGCGGCAAAATACAATGTACCAACCGGCACAACAAGCCAGTACATCCGCGGTGACGGCAGTTTAGCGACATTTCCGGCATTTACAAACCCCAATTTGCATGATGTCTTGACCAACGGGAATGATGCAGGTGGAGAAGATATCGTTTTCACGAAAACAATTGGTAGCGATAATACTAAAATAGGCTATTTGGGCGGTGAGCCGTTCAAACTAACATCTACAAATAGTATTGATATAGAGGCAACAGGCGGTGGAGGAAGGATTACCCTTGCGGCTGAATCCAACTTTATTAAAGGCGCCCAGTTTCGCGAATACACAGTCGTTGCGGGGAACTATACCGTTCAGGATGGCGATTATATCATTATGGAAACAGAGGATGGTACAATTACAATTCCTAATGCATCATCTGACCAGTCGGGGCGCCTGTTGCAGATAGTATCGCGGTCATCCGGTACGGCAATTACGGTAGCGGTTTCTCCGGGTTATTACAACAATGCAGGTAGCAATGTTACAGGCATGACCCGCACAATATTGATTCAATGTCAGGACATGGGAGGTGGCAATTACGTGTGGAATCAAGTTTCAGGAAATTAAAAAAAACATATTCATTCACTATAAAAACAAATCAAAATGAAACAATCAATCATTGCCCAGCTTATCGCCGGATTCATCGGGAAAAGCCCCCAACGGATTAAAATCTTTCAATGGATTGTAGGCATTCTTACGGCACTTGCGGCCTTTTTGACCTATGCGGCAGCAAGCCATCTATTTGCCGTACCTGAAATGTTCAGCAATGCAGTGGCATGGGCTATCGGTATTGCGGGCGCAATCGGGACGATAATTGGCGCACAACTGGCGAAAAAAGACATCAACGAGGGCAAATAACTATGAAAACAACTAAAAGATATGGCATCAGAAGCAAAAACGTCCATCCCGAAAGTGGTCATGTACCTCATGTACTTAATGGCTGGTGCCATATCTTTTATGACCGCTCAATATCTCAAAAAAGAAAGTCAATATTCAAAATGCATTATTGAGCGGTCGGACGAAAGAGATTCGATGAGAGATTATTACAACGGCATTATGGTACACGATTTACAGGAAAAATTACATGAAAGCGATAGCATTATTAAATCACTTCAAAATAAAAAATAGCCATGAAAAAGGTATTAATAACATTGATTTTAATGGCGGCTCTTACACTTTACCTTGTAACTATACCGCCACAACACGGCAGTGCGCAAACCGAACAAAGTAGCGTACCGCCCCTGACACCGGAAGTAAAACAGTTGCAAAGACAACTGGATAAAAAGACGGCAATCATCAAGGAACTGGCCGCCAAAAAGCAGGAGGCTAAGCCGAAGGTAAGGGTTGTTAATCATTATGTCCGTACAACGCCAAAACAAATCACGGTTTACACCCGAATAGACGGCGAAGTAACAGAACATAAAGTAAAGAATAATGACGGCTTTTTTGTGTTGGATTTAGAGCCGCAAACGGTCGTTGAGCCGTATTACATTGATACCTGTATTGAAGAACACAAATCATTATGGCAAAGGATAAGAAACAAATAAAGAGCAACGACACTTGGTTGATGCTGATTGTCTATATCGTCCTGCTGACGGTTATTATTGCATTCGCCTGCTCATGTAGCCCGCAGCGGCAAATATGGAGGTTGGAACAAAAACATCCGGAATTGCTGTTGCAGTATTGCGATAGCAAGGCGGTTAGGGACACGCAGGTAATTAATACTCCGGGATATTGGATAATGCCCGACAGCACTCTACTAAAATACACAGAAGGAAGAGGTTATTATTTGAAAGAAGGAGATACATTAAAGATTGATTGCCCCATAGGCATTATGCCTGCCGACCCTTCTTATAATGTATGGCCAAACAATAGCGTATTTACTCAAGATACATCCGGCAAATTAATTACCTCAAAAGAAAAAGCGGTATCTAAAAATAAAAAGGACAATAAACCGATTTATGTGCCGCCAACCAAAACAATTATAATTCATACGGTCGATACATCCGGCAAAGCATTATTGCGCAGCGAAAACAGCCGCATAACGGAAGCAAATAACACACTGCAAGGGAAATTATCAACGTGGCAATTTTGGGCAATTCTGGGGTACGTTATTGCGATTGCTTTAGCGGTCGGGATAGGATTTTTAATTAAATGGAAGTAAAGACAGTAGCGCTCCCCGCTTCCCATAAGAACAGCGCGCTTAGGGAGTGCCTTATTTGAATTATAACAGGAAACATGGAAATAAGCAAACAAGGTGCGGAATTTATAGCCGGGTGGGAATCTTTCAGAGATAAAGCCTATCAGGATTCCGGCGGTACATGGACATTAGGGTTTGGGACGACCCGATACCCTGACGGAAGTCGTGTAAAGGAGGGCGATACTTGCACTCCCGGGCAGGCTGTTAGTTGGTTCCAGCATGACTTAAAATCGTTCGGATTGGAAGTTGAAAGATTGGTTAAGCGTCATTTGTCGCAACATGAGTTCGATGCCCTTGTTTCGTTTCGGTACAACGCCGGCACATCATACAAATCGGGTGGGCAGTGGCGTTTGTACAATATTTGGAAACTGGTCGTCAATCAAACAATAACCCCCGAATATTGGCAGAATTTAGCCATTACATCCGGGGGCAAGGTTTTGAACGGCTTGAAACGCCGGAGGAAGGCAGAGGCGGAATTATACTTTAATGGGAAATACTAACCTATCAATAATTTTACCTTTACCCGGTCGCTTATTTGGTCGATATTGGCTTTAAATTCAGGGTCAATATCAATGTAGCCCTGAACTCTTTTGCAGGCATTAATAACCGTTGTGTGGTCTGTATTAAAATGGCTGCCAATATTGGCATAAGTTTTATGTGCTGCATGGCGACATAGGTACATCACAATTTGCCGTTTGATGATTATTCCCGATTTCCGGGACTTGCTCATTACAAGGTCTTTTTCGTTCGAGAAAGCCACGTCAATAATTTCATCAATGGTTATTCCTTTTTTACGGGCAATTCCGGGGAAAGAGTAGGGGGATATAATAGTCATGGGTTAACTATTTTGTTTAAGGGCTTCGTACAGGTCAATAAGTTTGCCTGTTATCATTTTTTCGTAAATCAAGTCAAAGTGGAATGACTTAATAATCCTTGTTGCAAGTGAATTAACGTTGCAATTAAAATCCGTGCAATACCTATAATTCAAATCATCTACTAATATCATAACCGGAGGCATCCCCAATATATCCAATCCCCAGTAGGGCTGAATTTCAGGATAATCACTGTGTTCAAAAAAATATCCTAATATCCCCATACTACTCACAAAATCGGAATTGCTATACTCTTTTACGACGTTATTTCCGGAAAAATTCTTTTTATATCGTCTCCAACCTTTTTGTATCAAGTAATTTTCAAATGGTGTCATAGTTTTGGATTGGGGTCTTGCGATACTACCGCCCATATAGTTTCAAATACAAAATCGTCAAACTTTTGAATTTCGGATTTGAATTTTCCGGTACTTACATCTATAATGTGATTAATTCCCTTTTCTTTCATGGACTGAATAACGCTACCCAAATGACTGCCAGTTATCCTATCATAATTTGTTACAAAATCATCATTTTGTAACAAGCACAGTAATACTTCTTTATATGTCATAGTTAGTCTAAAATTATGGTTTCTTCAATAGCCCAATCTTCATACTCGCCAAAGGCGAAGTCTTTTCTTTTTTCCTCTGTTGTCCACATCTTTTCCCATTCTTTCATCTTCTCCATTTTATGGAATGCAATGGATTTTTCTGCCCCTTCCCTTGTCCTGTGGGCGCTTAGTGGAGTAAATGCTGATTCGTTTATATCCGGGCAATACATGGCCAAATAGACCAATTTACTTTGGTATTTTTCCATAGCATTATTATAGCCAATCCTAAACCCACGTCTTAGAATTTCTATTTCATGTTTTCCATCTTCGGAAATGTCGCTGATTGGTTCAGGATAAATCTCTTTGCTTCTCTTTATTGCTTCAAAATTCATAATTATTTCAATTTTCTTAGCCTATTAATAAGATGTAGATTTTTGTTTCCTATCCACCGGAATTTAAACTTGTGGCGAACTGTTGGATTAAATCGTTTCATTTGTATTTAGATATTTCAAGAAAATATCAGGGCATTTGTTAAATCCTAATTCTTGTTCAATTAGATAATATTCAGCAATTAGCCCTAATATTCTCAGCTTCCTAAAATCTTCCCATTCATCAAGGAATCTTACAAAATCAGATGCCGTGACAAAAGAGGCCTCTGTAATGACCCTATCTTTTGATTTAAGTTCTTTTGAAAAAATAGACAACCAACGTTCTAAATCGTTATATATATCTTTCTTTCTTTCATTTAAAGATATTAATCGGTTGCTTTTATCTCTTTCTTCTGGAGTATTAAACCACTGTCCGTTTACATCAAAGTAAACAGGAGTAGGCTTTTCTTTTTTCTTAAATATTTTCATTTTATTTCAGCTTAAAAAAGTAGTGAGGGTTGTGGAATACAGATTCTTCGGCTTGTTGCCATTTTCGATTATCTTCAATATCAGATAGCAATCCTGTAAGTCTATACGCCTTTGGTTCAATTAATCCCAGATTATTCCGTAATGGCACATTAGCCTCAATTAATGATTTCAGGGATTCGAGGGCTGTGTAGCATGAATATTTTGGGTCATAATCCCCTTTTACATTTTTAGGGATGGTTACATTGTACTTTTTCCAGCATTTGGCATAAAAAGAACAATCATCCACTATCATTTTTGCCGTTTCTTCATCAAAAGTTAATGGTTGCCAGTTTCCTTTGGACAAACCATATTCTCGATAAGTGTCCACCCCAATAAAATACGAAAGATAGGGGCGCTCCTTATCGTTAAAATACGTTGGTCTGTTTGCTCCTTCCGGCAAATCCACAACTAAAATTTCTGCTTTTGCGGTTGAAAATATTTTATGTTTCATAGATTTATTTTTTAGTGTCCAACCATTCCCCTGCAATCAGTGTTGTCGCCAAAGCCCAAAATAAGGCCGCAACCACTCTTAATATCACCCCCCATTCGGATGGGTTAATACTCCACGTTATAAAGGCACAAATGCCATATATTGCAAGCGTGGCTAAAATTTCAATTACGATTAGTGAAGGTAATTTGTTCATATCTCTGTACATTCTTTTAAAAGGGTTTCAGCATCGGCCATTATTGGCACTATTACCTCCTGTGTGTCGGGGCTTAGCTCTACTTCATCTAAGGCTGATAATAGCATGTTAAGTGTTCTTGGTAGTTCGGGGACTTTTTCTATCGCCTTAGCGTCCGCCTTTTCATGCACAAATTCTGCAACACATTCTCCATCATCTGACCAATGTATTTCATAACTATGTTTTGTGCCTCCGTATGCGTTTGGAATTTTGTGCATTTTCCATCCAGTATGGCCATCTTCAAAAGTTCCTTTTGTTCCTCTAAATTCAAATTCGTTGTTCATGATTCTTTATTTTTAGTTGATACAATTCTTTTCTAAGTCTGTCTGATTTTTCTTTCAGCCTTTGACGTTCTGATTCTGTTCTTCTCAATTGTTGCAGTGTGATATCTAACTGTTCATGTGTCCATTTCAAGCGCTTAACCAACAAGTCATTCCTTTGTTCGAGGTCTATCAAGGATTTGTCCGGCACCCAAATAGCGTAGTTTCCTTTGTTTTTAATCATGGCTCAACCAATTTAAAAACACCAGCCTCAACCAGCTCCGAAACACTCCAGTTCATATAGGGTAAAGCATAACCATGTGAGCGGAGGTAGTCAGCAATTGAAGTAATGACGGGCATATCTTCTATTTGCTCTTTAAATTCATCTAAGGATGGGTCTGCGCAGTTATCTGGGAATAATCTTGCATCTTCAATCTTAAAAATCCTCAATGCCTCCACAGCATCTTCATCGCTAATTTGGGATAGGGGTTTCAATAACAGATATTGACAATTGCCCTCGTAGCAAGCATAATCTAAAAAGTCAATATCCACCCTTATGGGGTTGTTTTCAAGTGACCAGGAGGATACGCCTACTTTCTGTTTAAAATAGAGGGCGAATATTTGTTTTTTTTCTTCTTGTGTAATCATTTTAGTTCGTTTATTTAAATATGAAATATGTTTCAAATCGGTTGGCAATTTCTTTACCGTAAGCTATTGCGACTTCATCTACAAAATCACCCGGGTCACTCTCAATCATCAGATGTTCCCAGTCGTTATAACCAGACTCTTTGGCTACTTCGTTTTTAATTTGGTCGAGTGTTTTCATGTTAGTACGTTTTATCAGTCCAATGTACAATTACAGTTCCCGGCTTCGTGTCCTCGTTAAACCACCGAAAGAATGCTTCAACTGACGGAAATCCATCATTTAGGGCGAGCTGGTTAACATCATATAAAGACATACTTTTCCCATCAATACAAACCTTAAAACATTGGTATAAATGTTCTTCGGGGAATAAAAAAAGGCTATGGTGCAACATTGGTTTTATCGTGCTTTTATAGGCTTTTATCTCAACCTTCTGCACACTCACACACTCCAAAGTAGGCGCAAACTGAAAGCTGTTTTTAGTTCGGTTGTTGATGCGTGGGTGTATTTTCATGCCCGGCTTCCAGCGGTTATGCGGGTCATGGCGGATGGTGTGGAGTTTGGGGGATACATTAAGGTGAGTATAATACCCATTATCCCCTAATGGAGGGAACTCATGATAATATCTTAAAGAAAAGTAACCACACTTTGAACATCTTCCTGATAAATGTATAGATGACATTCCCTTCCAACCACAATGGCTGCATATCTCTGGATAAAAATCTTTGTCATTATCTGGCAAACCTTTTAGGATTTTCTCTACGAAGTAATTTTTCTGGCCTGATAGTTCGTCCATGTCTTTTTTCCAAAATTGTGAGAATGGTAGTATCATTTATTTTCTTGTTTTTGGTTAACAAATTGAACAATATTTAATCGCTCGGCTATTCTAAGACTTTGGGAATGCTGTCCTAATTGGTCATAATATCCTTTGCACATAGTATCTTTACCGTCGATAGTCGCTTTATGGCAAACAAAATAGCTCTGGTCGTCAACGCATCCCTTAATTATTTCTGCCGCCCTTTCTTTACTCACTATTCTATTTTTTGAAAAAAGACATTGATTGCATCTTTCGGAATACACTTTCATTTTTTCCTCCTTTTGTTTTTAAGTTTGTTTTTGTAAGATTTTCGTTTGTTTTGACCGTATGTTTTAGGGTTGCATCCCGTCCATTGGTATAATTTCAAATCATTTCTGAAATCCCTATAAGGGTCGGTTATTGCGAATGCCGGTGGTATTATCATCGTTTCCTCCTTTTCAGTTTAATAATTAATTTTTCGCATTTCAGTATCGCCGTGGAAACCAGCATCGCTATCAGGTAGAACCCGGCCAGAACGGCGGTTATTTGTATTAGTTCTTGCATAGATCAGGACATTCAAAACGTTTATAAAGTCTATTAAAACACCGCTCTAACTCTTTGCCATTGCGAACAGTGTTTGCTTGTTGTGAAATGCGGTTTCCGCCTGCCCAATCTTTTTGAGTGTATTGGGGTAAAGCCAAAACGGTGTTATAAATTGCACTCTTTATAAAGTCGTAAAAGACATTAACCCGTACCTGCTCAAAACGTGAATGAGAGAATAGGAATTCTACGACGGAACATGAGATTCTTCCCGATTTAAAGGTTAGTCCATGTTCAGAATGATTGAATGTAAGCGCTCTTTTGATGAGTAAAAACTCGTCCTCGTCCATTTCTTGAATAAAGTATTCGGGTGCATATAGCCGATCAATCGCCTCCTTATAAAGTTTATGAGGAAATATTTCGTACAAAATCTTTTCTAAATGTTCTCTTGTCATGGCTGCATTATTTACTCACATAAGCCATAAAAGCTCATGCAACGGTTATCAGTATTTTTATCTTCAAATAAATCCATTTGGTCTTTGTGCCTGTTGATATAATTCAATACATCTTCCAGTATAGGGAACTTTTTACCGCTCTTTTTATCAAATCCTGTACAAAATGTATCTGGGATATATCCGGGTGGAAAGAATGATGAATTTCCAACCTGATTTTGTGCTTCTTTCAACCTTTCAACTGCATCCGGTAAGTGCTGAATCATTGACTTTATTTCCTGATGCCTTGACATGATACAGGGCATACAACCCACACGGGCAAATCCCATGTAATAAAGCGGGTTCGGCTTTAGTCCATTTTTCAAAATGTAGTCGATAACCTCTTGAGCCGTCCAGTCAAATACAGGGCGTAAAATGTCATCGGCATATTGCTTCTTCCATTCCACAATTTCCTTTTTTCGATAGCTATGAAACTTTGGTTTTCCATCCTTGCCATGCCCATAAGGGGAAAAGTAATACTTGAAAAAAGTGCATTGTTTTTCCATTAACGAACGGCTAAGGCTTTCGTCCTTTCTGATACCTTGAATGATTAGTAGATCATCTTCCTGTTTCAAGACATAATTAATCATTGGTTTGCTTTTTAGTTCTTCCGTACAGAACCGTGCTTTCGTTGACGGAAATCGTTTTTTTTGTTTAGCCAAATCCACAAACCCATCGTACTTTTCCGAAGTCAATACGGTTAATTTTACTTGCAGCCTCTTAACTACATCGTCAATGTGCGCATAGGTTAACTCATGCTCCCATTTAGTGTCGCAAAACACCGCTTCGACATTCTTATTGCCGAACTCATTTACCGCCCAAATAAGGCTTGCAAGGCTATCTTTGCCACCTGAAAAACTTACTAATACTTTCATTTTATCTCCTCCAACTTTTCTTTAATCCACAATAGAGCCGGCAGTGATGTAAAATCATTGTATCCGTGCGACATTTCATGTGCAATATGATTGCGCATTTGCTCCTGATTAATCCAATCGTTTATTTTTGCCAACGCTCGAGCGACAACGGCTTTTAATTCCGTTCCCTGCGGGAAATGCTCCTCAAATTCGCAGTAGTCAGCAGAAAAATGATAGCACATTATCCCGTTTTCGAGCTGCCATATTTTTATGAAGCAGGTAGGCGTTTTGTGTTTTTCGAGTAGGGTTGTCATAATTTGTTTTATTAAGATAATAGTTCAATAACTCTTTTTGCTAATTCCAACGTTAGGTTGCGTTCCGCGCTATAATTTTCAGAATCTCCCCATTCGTTGTATATCAGACAATACGCATGATAGCTCGTCTGGTTGTCTATTCCGGTATCTAAATCATCAATGACATATTGAATGTTATCTTCGTTTGGCAAAATAGAAATGTTCAATTCTTGCCCGCAGATGTCACAAGTCAAAAAACTATCGTGTTCGTACCCTCCGCCATGGTTGTATGCCGAGCCAAATTTTGAAATTCCCAATTGTTCTAATTCATACCTTTTAGCCTTCTTAATTTCAGCATCAGTATATTTCCCTTTTATTATTTGCCCATTAAACTTGCCAGTTTCTTCTATTTCTTTAAATTTGTCAAGCACCTTTTTCCTCGCTTCTCTAAGTTCCTTCCTCGCATTTTTAACGGCCTTGTCAATGCACTTTTCGCAGTAGTCACCGTCAGTGTCGTGGTCATCTTGTCTCACCCAGTGAACATCGCTTAATGTCGGATAATATCGCCTCTCAAAAGGTTCTAAGAGTTCTAATGCTTTTTCTTTTAATTTTTCAAAATTTTCGTCTGTCATGAAAATAATTTTAGTTGCGCTGTGGCATTTTTAAATCGTTTTTCTTGTGCCTCGAAATGTTGTTGAACCAGTCTATATTTCTTTCAAAATCTTCAAAATATCTCGCACTTGTTAGAAAAGGCTTGTATCCGTCCTTTAAGTATCTATTCACTGTGGCAATATTAATCCCCATCAATCTTGCAATCTCACTTTGGTTCTTTATCCGTTTATACAACTCTTTTGCCTCGTGGAAATCTTTTACGCCCTTTTCATCATAATATGTTCCTCTTAATATATCTACACGAATATTTATGGTAGTTGGCATCTCTTTGTTTAATATATATCCAACTTTTCTTGTATCTAAGCAAACTAAGGCGAATATGTCTATTTCGTCTTCACTATATCTCGTCTTTCCGTCTTTCCCTGCCCTTTTGATACTAAAAATATAAGCTAGACTACTTTTACTTCTTTGTGGAATATCCCTTGGTCTTTCAGTTGTTTTTACTTGTACTCGTAATATTTTTTCTCCGGTATCTATTAAAACATCATAAGGAAGTCCTTGCTCACTTGGGAATGCTATAAGTCCTTTTAGGATTAAATCTGCACAAACCAAATATTCTCCTGCTTTCCCTATTTGTAATTCTTTAGAATCTCTAATCATCGTTAATGTTATATATTAATTATTATAAACAATGGCTAAATCAAAATGTTTATTAGCATATTTCGACATGCCTTCCTTGCAGTCTATATTGAATGTTTCTGATGTCATGGTTTTAGCTTTATCTTGAATGAAATGTGTGTTTGGTTACGCTTGTTCCTCTTTCGTTGCCGATTACTTCGCCGTAATCATTATAAATCAGCCGCCATTCGATACTCCGATCTTTTCGATATTTCGTGGCATGATTAATACGGATGAACGGTCCGTTTTTGCCGATTATCCGGCGGCTATATAAATGCTGACTTAACGGCGATAAATAAGCGTGAGTACATTCATACCTCAACGTGCCGTCATCTCTGTATTCTTTTATTTCTTCTCTATGTGTTATCATAGTTTCTCAATTAATGCTAAATAAGCAGCCCCGTCCACAATATTATCCCTCTTACTTTTATTGTTTTCTCGGCATATTTTTAGCCACGCCATAGCCAAAGCAACCTGCTTGCCGGTCACTTCTTTGCCGAAGATTACCGACCAGCCTTTGGCGATATTGTCGAACATGGTTTTAGCATCGCCATAGGCTTCCCGTCTGTCGCCATTGATGAGCCGTTCCGCTTCTTGCAGGATGGATTCGGGCTTATTTTCCAAATACTCACGACTGACGGTCATGTCTATTTCGGTGGGTTCTTTCTCCATCTGTTTATAATGCTCTTTCTCCTGCTGTTTATAATATTCCTGCTCTTGTCTATTCTGCTCTTGTCTATTCTGTTCTTGTCTATCATGTTCTGCATAGCAAAGTGAGCAAGGGTACTCTTCTGCAACTTGTGGATGAACTTCACAATGTCCACGCTTTAGATTATTTCCGTAAATGTCGTATGCCATTTTATTAGAGCTTTTTGTTGTGTTTTAGATATTAATAATGCGCAATGCGCATATTTGGGAGTTAGGTGCAATTAAGACCCAACAACTTCCAATGTATATTTTACATTTTTTGTTTTCAACCCACGTTCATACTTGTTCTTCTTTTCGTCAGTTTTGCAACTGTAAAGTAGTGTTCCGTCGTGCAGCCAAAACTTATATTTAACTGCACCTAACAAGCGGTTAGCGTCATTGCCGTTTTCGTGGTTTGTTGAAGTTTTGTTTTCCATATAAATTTATTTTTTAAGTTAAAGTTTCGTGTTCAAAAGTCGGCAACGAACGCCAACCGCCTCAACGTTAGTGGCAATGCTATTCAGACACCTCAACAACCTTTAACTCGTAAGTTTTACCACGATATTGAAATTGTAACTTTTCATCCAGTTGCAAAAGGTGTTGAGCAACTGCACCAACAGCAGTATCGGTAACATCGTGTTTAACATTTCCCCAAGTTCCATTTTCCAGAACTTTACCTGCATAAATTTTACTCGTTAAAGGTGAGCAACCTACTTTGAAATCTGACATATTATTTGAGTTTGTAAGAAGCACTGCACCTAACACTACCTATACGCAATGCGGGGTTTTCGTTTCTTTCGATTGTTTCGTCTATGTAATTAAGTTCTCTCATTCTATTAACTTTTGTCTGTTAAATCCCGCCGAACCGCAAGCCGCACAAACGTTACCCCACCATCTCCATTAGTTGAACAATCTTGCTTCCAGAATCAACATTCGGCAGGTCGAGCATATCGGGTACATTCAATTGAACCATTAATCGTTGTTTGCCTTTGATATAACTTTCTTCAACTTCAACAATACTATCTCCGTTAGCCCATGTGCGGTACTTGTCGCCATCTTCTAAGTCAACCCATTCGCTGGCCACGAAACCTATTCGTTTTAAGTTCTTTTCGGTTATCATAATACTTCCTTAAAAGGTTTTCAATAAATTTTTCAATCTCGTTGCGCTTCTCTTTGGTTGCTCCGGGAGCAGGATTTGCACCTGCATAGTGTTCAGTACTTTTATCAACCAACCCCAATTAATGTCTTAGGGGACGTTTCACTATCGCTATTGTCGCTTATCGGTTCTGCCCGAAATCCCGGATTTTGTGCGACTTTCAATAAGGCTTCTTATATCTCAATGGATGATTTTGCATCCTACCTTATCGTGGCTTCCGTACACGTTACCTATTGTTTCAAGGCCGACGCTTCGCACAACTCCACACCGGTATTAGTTTAAAATGGCAAAAAACTATCGTCGGGTTCTATCTTTTTTAAAATCTCCTCGGCCTCTTCTATTTGTGCCAGTGTGTGATTTCGTTTGTCATTCATAACGCTGCGTGCCTGTTCTACTTTATAATCGGACAGTTTTTCTACTGCAATCCTATTTTCCACAAAATCTTTTGCTGCTTTAAATACTGATGCGGCGCTTTCTCCTTGCTCAACCTCTAATTCAATTTCAATTTTTGCGTTTTCGTAATTTCCTTTTGAAATTAATCGGCTGTAACTAACTTTTAGTGCTTTCATTTTCTGTTATTTTTAATGGATTTTCAATCTCGTTTAGTTGTCAATTCCGACACATCCTGCATGAATGCCTCAACTTTATCTCTACTCAATTTGTCGAGCGAAAGGAAAACGTCCGTTATAAATTCAAGTTGCAAAGTGTCTTCGTCGTTAAGCATTTCTTTTTCAACTATCTTTAAATTTTCGGACGTAAACATTCCTCTGAAATCTCTCTGTACAGAATTGAGGCGCTTTACCCATTGTCTGAAATTGTGTTTAATAAACCCCGTTACATGGCTTTCGTTGCTTAATACCTCCAAACGTGTAGCGGCGTTTCTACATTCTGATATTGCTTTTGATAGCTGTAATGTCATTGCTTGTGTTTCCTCTTTTGTCATGTCTTATAAAATTTTCAGTTCAAATTCAATCCGTGGGTCTTGTTTGTCGATGAATTTTTGGGCGACAATCCGGGCGCATAAATTGTCATTCTTTATGGCTTTTACCCGTTGCAGCATATCCATCAGCACTTTCATTGCGTTGTCTAAATCGCTTCGTTTCGAGGGATAATACACGTCAACAATCATTTCAAAAGGTTGGTCGATACCGGCGTCCCGATATTCTCCACATTGCCACATAAACGCCTCCTCATACTTTTTTACCTTGTCTGTTTTTGCTAATGTGCCGTGTCTGTTTATCGTGACGATTCGGTAACTATTGCTTTTTGAAGGCACATTACCCCTGATTGCTATTCTATTCATACTATCCAGTTTTCCCGCTCGTTTACGTTAAAAAATCCTGATTTTATTTGGGCATTATTTTGACTTTTCCCGTGAGTAAACTCCCTAATCCGGTATTTGGTTGCTCCTATCTGCCTGTGTATTTCGGCCACAGACATTTTCCCGTAATTCTCTTTAATAAATGCCTTTTGCTCATCTGTTAATGGTGTTCGGCTTCTTTTCTGTTTGCTCATTTAGAATGGTGGATTTTCGTCATCATCTTTAAAAAATGTTTGTAATTCGGTTTGCTTTGGCTCATTCCTTGTGGGGAATTGGCTGCTGACGGGCGGTGCATTAATTGCCATGTTTGGGTCAAGTTCATAGAATTTCATTTTAGTACCATCAAAGCCAACTTCTCGCTTTATGTTTCCGTCTCCGTTACGCCATTTAGCTACTATTATGTGCCGGCGGTTGTCGGTGCTTATTCCGTTCTCGTCCTGTTCTACTCCTGCTTTAAAGTCTGAATGGATAAACATAACCACATCCGCATCCTGCTCAATGCTCCCTGATTCCCGGAGGTCGGAGAGAATTGGGAAACGATTATTCCCTGTCCGGCTCTCGACATTTCTGTTTAATTGCGCCAAGACGATAACCGGTATTTTCAAGTCCATCGCCATCAACTTGATACCTCGTGAAATCTTACTAACTTCATTTTCCCGGTTGCTGTTTTTCGACATTCCGGCACTTTCGATTAATTGTAAATAATCAATCATAAGTAAATCAAGCCCTTTACGGCGCTGTAATTGTTCGGTCTTAGCCCTTATATCAAAAATGTTCACTTGAGCCGTTTCGCTAAAGAAAATGGGCAATCTGGCTAATGTGGCAATCTTACTGTACACCAAACTTTTCTGTGATTGGTCGAAAAGTAAGTTTTGGTCAATCGTCTTGAATGGAATGTCAGATTCGGCAGACACCATACGGGCGAATACATCGGTGCTGACCATTTCAAGCGAGATAATACCGATATTCAAACCTTTGGCCGCTGAATGTGTGGCTATTCTCCCCATTAGGGCACTCTTTCCAACTCCCGGCCTCGCAGCAATAACCACCATTTGCCCCGCCTTAAATCCCCCGTTCGCCTTATCAATATTCTCAAATGTTGTAGAAATGCCGTAATTCCCGTTTTCGGCGACATTCGCCATCCTTTCACCCATCATTGTTTCAAGCTGTTGGCCTGAAATCCAATCGGAAGTTGTTTTTACGGATAAGGCTTTGGTTATTTCTTCCTGAACCTTAGCGGCAGTTTCAAAAACATTTTCAGCCGAAAATCCACCGTGAGTAGCTAAATACATAACTCGTTTTGCGTACATTTCCCGCAAGAATAAGCACCATGTTTGCAGGTGGGCGCTGCTAACAACATCCATCGTTAGGGTTGTCAGGAAATACGAAACTGATTGATTTTTAATTTCGGTAATTCCACCATCGTAAAAACATCTTGCAATTGTCAACAAGTCAACCTGACCGCCATCTTTCCAGTATTTTTCAATGGTTTCATAAACCGATTTATGGTTCAGGTCATAAAAGCAATCTGCCGAAAGAATACCGTACACACTTCCGAAACTGTTTGGCTCTAACAGGAAAACCCCTAAAACCGATTTTTCCAAATCAGGGTCGTAGTCGATATGTTTTTTAAAATTTTCCATTGTTAAACGTCTTTGTACGTTGGGACATGCACGGTTTGCTGTTTCGGCTTCCGATGCTCTGCTATTTCATTCCAGTTTGAAATAAATTTGTTGGCGAACGATTCAATTTTTCGGATTTTCGAGCCATTGACCTCCCAGCCCAATCCGTCATACTTCAACCAAAATGCCTTTGCCATTTCCGCAGTTCCGCCGAGTTTTGTAAACACTTCTAAAACTTCACGTTTAGCTGGAGGCTTGATAGACAAGTCCTTTGCGTTCTGATTCAAAAATTCCGAATAGGGAACATTTCCAACGGGGGGCGATTCGCCATGTACGGTAGTACATGCATTTTCATTTTCATTTTCATTTTCATTAGGCTTGATTTTCAACCGTTCGCTTGTTTCGCTTGATTCGGTTGTTTCGGTTGTTATTTCAACCGTTCGCTTGTTTCGGTTGTTGTTCCCAATAGGCGCACCTCCTTTTTTCCCATTATCAGAATTGACCTTCCTTTTATTTTCGTACTTTTCAGCAAGGATGTCTAAATCCAATTTGATAAACTCAAAAGCCATGTCAACACGCTCGTCTGGAGTGCCTGCATTTGCCCCGTTCTCCACATATTCAAATAACATTTTGAATAGAACGCCTGCCTGCTTATCAGAAAGTTTGTTAATTACTGCTTTGTAGCTCGTCTTTAATATGAATGTTGGTTTGCCCATTTTATTTTTTTAAATCCTCAATTTTTACCGAAAACCTGGTTTTCCCCTCCACTATTGCCACATTACCCCAGATACTGATAATCTTTACCTTTTCGCCTTTTGCGCCATACTGCTTCAATCCTTTGCAGTAGGAAAAAATGTCTTTTAAAAGGGTGGCTTTATCCAGCATTGCTCAAAAATTCATCAATCCATTCAAGCGTAATTTTTGATATTTGGCTGTTGTCGGGCGTGTGTCCCGGTCGGATTGCTAAGAACCAGCGTTCGGCCGGCCGTGATGGATTAGGATTGATGTTTGACAGTGATAAATAATTGCAATGACGAAGATTTGCAATTGTTCCTACAAGGCACGCACAGCTACCTTCGTAACAAGAACCATCAATTTTACCTTCAACTATTGCTGTGCGAAGCCCCTGTATTTCATCGGGTGCCTTTTTAAGAATTTCAAAAAGGTCTTCTTTGGCACGGCTCAGGTTGGCACGGCTCAGGTTGGCATCGCTCAGGTTGGCACGGCTCAGGTTGGCATCGCTCAGGTCGGCACGGCTCAGGTTGGCACGGCTCAGGTTGGCACGGCTCAGGTTGGCACGGCTCAGGTCGGCACGGCTCAGGTTGGCACGGCTCAGGTTGGCATGGCTCAGGTTGGCACGGCTCAGGTTGGCACGGCTCAGGTTGGCACGGCTCAGGTCGGCACGGCTCAGGTTGGCATCGCTCAGGTCGGCACGGCTCAGGTTGGCATCGCTCAGGTCGGCATCGC